AGCAAGATACCTTAATCGTTTTGTAATCTGCGCTAGGCGTTCTTTCCGCAATCTTCACAGTCACAGGCTCCGCGAAGTGCGCTTCGAGTATGGGCAGGAGTGTGTCAATCGTGATAGCCCAGTCCGTGTTCCCCCCAAATTCGTCATACATACACAAACTTTTTTTGTTTATCGCCTCAATCAATTCGGTTGGTACGCTCATTCTGGTTTGTCCTTCCTCTATACCCTCGTGCCGATGGGATACACCAATGCTAATGTTCCGCACGGAACAGGTATACAGTCATTTTCAGTCGTAATAAGCAAATCGGTTTTCGAGTCCTTAATTCTATACGTAAACGACTTATCATCAAATGCTATGACCTCATACGTCGTGTCGGGTAGTTCATCATCATCATCGTTGTTCAGTCCAGCTTCTTCGGGTGAGTAGGTATTGTACTCTCCTACCGTGAATCCGTGTTCGTCGCTCATATCACCTCTTTCTGTAAGTTCGTCGCGCTCCATCCCTCAAGAGCGCCTAATACAGGTTGCCAGTGCGGGTAGTGTGTGTTGACTGGGCGAACTAACGCAAACTCCCACATCCCGCGAACGCCTATACTGCTTCCTGTTATCATATCGGGATTTACATCTGCTTCCGCAATGCGTTTCGCCCTTGTTTCGTCGCGCCATGCAACTCCTACCCTAATCATCCCTTCAATGGAAGACTGTTCAATGTGCAGGACAGCCCCGCTAACCTCTTTTGTGAATGGTAGATTCACTCTATCCCTCCTATTAAAACATAGTTTCTATATTATACCATATATCTTGACAACGGGTAATATATCGGATACAATAATCCAAGAATGGCTGAAAGCGCAGGAGGGCAAATCGGAATGAGTGAACAACCCACGTATTGGAAGCACAAGGAGATGGGGGGCGTATGCCGACTTGACAGTGCAGACGGACGAACCAGTTCAGCAGGGCATTGTAAAAACAAAACGCTTACTTCGATAGTAACAAGGGACATTCGCAGGGATGCGCCGCTTCAAGGATGGGACTATTTCCTCGAAACGTTCTTCGAACCCCTCCCTACTCCGCAGGTTGGCGAGAAGTGGCAAAAGATAGCGTCGGAAGAGGTTGAAACGATAACAGGGCTGAACACTACTCAGGATAACCTCGATTGGTTTATGCTGAACTACCGCAAGGTTGAGGACGCGCCAAAAGAGGAACCACCGCTCTCAATGAAAGAGTGGGGAGAATACGCAGAAAAGTGCTGGGTAGCGCAAGGCGGTAAACCCAAAGAGGAGAAAGCACCCATGTTTGAACCACGATACTACAGACACAACACAACAGGCGCAATCGAGAAGGCGATTACACAGGAACGAGCGAGCGCACTAGAGAACAACACCGATTGGAAACGGTTTTACTATACGTTTCAAGGGAAACAGGAAACTTTTTCGGAAACATTCACCCGATTGTGTGAAGAGAAACCCAAAGAGGAGACTGTGACAGACACCTTCAAAGACAAACTGAAACAAGAGATAGCCCAACTTGATGAAGATATGCAGGAGATTGCGGAGGAGATAAACAGACTATCAGAATCAAGTAGGGAGATGTATGAGAAGCAAAAAGAGTGGCGCGATATGCTGAACCGATACACCGAGTTCACCGATAAGTATTGCGATACCCTACCCTAAGCAAAAGCCCCCTGCCAGTTACGGAGGGGGCTTCACTAAACTCTGAATTCGTCAATGGCGGACACCATGATAGGAATGGCTCAGAGACTACTATGTTCGCGTTGCATGGTCGCTACCCCATGACTTGTCCCTTTTCACGGATTACGTGCCGCTAACACCTCAACGCTAATAACTAGAGTTGGAATCGAACCAACCACCTCCAACCCGAAGGCTGGTGTTCTACCACTGAACTATCTGGTCAAAAAAGCCTCCCTAAGTTCTCTCTTCTCAAGGAGGCAGTGTGCCTACATACAGGAGCAATCCACCATCACGATGCAAGAACGGGGGTAAGATTTGAACTTACGCTCTATGGTTTATGAGACCATCGGGATACCGGACTTCCCCACCCCGTTATACCCCCCGATGACAAGTCGGGGGAACAACAAACAAGGAGAAACTCTTACTTTTTTAGTGTATCACGTTTCGCTTTGCTTGTCAATACCTTAGTCGGCGGCTTCGAGTACGCCTTCGCTGTACCTAGTGCCGTGAACAGTCCTATAAGCCCTGCCGACAAGTCAGATGTTCCCGACTGCTTCGCGCCCAGCCCTGCAAGTACCCCTGTGACCGCGCTGTGGGTCGTGAGTCCCTTCCAGTTCAGGTTATTCCAATCTACACCCAGAGCCACACGCTCTACCTCTTGATTCTCGTTCATATCTTCTCCTTATCTAGTAGGGACTCCCGAATAGTAGAATCCAGTCGCCAACGTTCGCCAGCGTCTTACTTCTTCAACGTGGTCTGTACGTCCAGAGAGTCAATCCGTAACCACTGCAATTCAGAATGTAGTACCGTTACTGTTTCATCTTTGCAGTTCGCTAGTATTGGTATCCAAAATTTATGTTCTGCCACCCCTCGCGCCTTATCGTAAGCATCCCTGAGCAGAGTGAACGATTCTTCGTGCATCGCCGTAGTGCCGCGCAAAGGAGCCATCTTAGCCTCAATTTTCGTCATAGTATTTTCAGCCCGCTCTATTCGCGCCTGTATCAATCTCAACAAATCAGATGTTTTGAAAGTTGCCTCTACCGTAGAAAGTGCCATTATATCTCCTATCCTGTAAGTTGTTGAAACATCAGTGATCGGCTACTCGTTGCTGTACGAGTAATCCAGCCAGCAGACTCCATGCCCGCAACCACGTTTTTTGCGATTACTGCGTTCCCAAGAATCCCCTGATGATTGTCTGCCCCACCACTAGCACCTGGAAAGTAGGAAAAAGCAGTTATAGGCACTCCGTCCGTTACCATCAATGCGGCAGGTGTATAGGTGTCAACGTATATGATATTATTTCCACCAGTCGTATACGGCGCACCCAGTGCTATGAGGTCAGTCACCGCCGCTTGTTGCCTCGCTCTAACCGCCTGTAGTCCAGCGTTGGGTCCACCTGACTCCGATTGGTAGATATAGATGCCCACCACGAAAAAGTATTTCACTTTTGGAGTGAACGCTACGCTTGCGGCGACCAGCCTCTCCTCGCTATACGTCCTGCACCATCCTAAGATACCGCTATACCCATTTACGCAAACCCAAACCTCGTTAGTCTGTGCGCCACTGGCAAGGACGCACCTGTTACCGTCGCCCGCGCTTGTGGATATAGACGCGCCTAAGATGTTATGCGATATGCCGTCGCCATACGTGGCATTGTTATCATTCCTAACTAGAAACTTCGCGCCTACAGGCATATTGGCAGGTAACAGGCTAGGGTTGTCAACGATGCCATTAACCCATAATCCCGTGTAATATCCGCTGTAACACCCGTTTCTTATTGCCCTTATGCTTGTCTTTATATTCTCAGTAGTTTTGGTAGAGACGAGAGAAGCAGAGTTGGGGAGGTAGTTCGCCGTGTCGTTAGTGCCTATCGAAAACCCGCAAATCTTAGGGACTCGCGCCACCTGATTGCCGAATATCTCTCCCGTCATGCGTAAACACCTATTGAGAGTACCCGGCGTAGAGCCAGTCGCTTGAGGGAAGGCTAGCGAAGCGCCGCTATTAGATGCTTCGCTACAGTCACCGCTGAGGCAGTAGTTTACTGCGTCTACAGAGAGGTTGTACCCCCCTTGCGCTACAGGGGCGCGGAGGTACTCTGCTATGAGGTTCACAAATCCATACCCTTCCGGTATGAATTTCGCCTCACCTGACGAATCCCCCGTCACTGCAATATCATCAATACCACGTATCGCTAAACTTACTGACATTTGGCTATATCCCCGCTATGTAATCTGCATATAGGTCGATAGAGGAAGCCGCGCCCGCCTGCGCCCTAATTGACGTGAACGAACGCGGCGCACCTGCGGCAAGTAAATCTATAGACGCACCTGCCGCGAGTGCCACAACCCCCATCTCAGTGTTGCTACCGTCCAGTTGTGCCACTATAGATGTCGCAGTTGTCGCGTGTTTGTTGTATGCCCGCAGTCGCGATATACGCAGCGGTGTGGTTCCATTGGAGAAAGAGGAGAGTGTTGTCATTGACGTTGAGACACTACTATACCGTACAGTGAAAGTCGAACTCTCTTTTGCCATACTATCCCAAGAGTCGGAGGGAAGGAGTACCCCGTAAATGCCCACACGTTGATTAGAGCCAGCACCTGTCGCCTCATCGCCTACCCACGCAGGGTCGCCGCTCACAGTGAACCGCGCATAGTGCATACCGCTCCCTAGCCCGTGAATTACCCACCGTGCTTGTGTACGGTTATTACCAGAGCGATAGATATATGATGCCGGCGTAATGTTTCCGTTACCTTCAATCGAGGCAAATGAGGGAGTAATACGATAAGATCGTCCGTCTATACGCGCCCCGAATGGTTGATAATACGCGGCAGTGGTACTGGTTTTCGAGCCTGTATCAATATCGTATACCAGCCCTATAGAATCGCCCTCGAATGGGAAGCCAAACCACTGAGGCGTACCGGGATACCCGCAGTCTAGTTGCCATCTCATAGCGAAATCCGTATTTTGTGCCGTTGCAGTGGTACTACCCTGATAGTTGAAAGCGTTGTTAGTACTGTTGACGGTATAGACGCTGCGCCCATATGGGAAGCCTAGTTTCATAGAGGACATGACGCGGGCTATAGTGTTTCGATTGTACCAGTCCGATGCCTCCGTAGCAGGAGGAGCAAGAGCGTTGAGAGAGTTACCAATCAGAAAATCAGACATTCTGCACCCCCTGTGCTGAAAACGCGAGTGTCCCATTTTGCGAGTAGACGCTTATTGCCTTGTTCTGCCCTAGCGTCAACGCTATTTTTAACAGATATGTGCAGTTCGGGTCTACAGGTATAAGATACGCTTTATACTGTTGCGTCGTTGGATTCCCAGCACTATGCGTCACCGTCGCTATGCTGAAATAATCAGTGCTACACCCCTCATTGCAGACAGTCAAAAGCGATGTGACGGCGTAGTTACCCGCCACGTCGGGGACTGTGTATACCTCCGTCCATGTTGACGCGGCAGGGTAGGATGTTCCTAGTTCTCCAGGTGTCTCTGTAGCCATTTATAAAAACTTTCTACTCCATAGATTATTGACTGTGATGTTCTGACCAGACTCTGCTAATGCCGTACCAATGCCGCTCACAAGCACTACCGCCCCCGTCAACGCCGTATTCGAGTCCGACTGAAAACTCGTCACCCCCGCACTGGAAGGGTACGAACCTCCACCGCCACCGCCCCCTGTGCCCCCTGCGCTGACCTGCCCCGAAGCCACCGCGTTCTTTACTGCCTGATTCGCGACCTTCCGCAAGAGCTGCGCCATGTCGGGACGTTGGTTATTCAGGTCTACTGAAATATCGAACGAATCCCCTATCCGATAGCGAACACGCGACGGAAACAGTGCAGGCGGGGCGGAAGGCAAATTCACCACGCGCAGGGTTCCGGTCAGCCCCACATTCTTCACCGCGCCCTTTATCTCTAGTTTCCCCTGCACCGCAGGAACCGCGAACGCTGCCAGATAGGGAACCACGAACGTATCCAGTAATGTGCTGTTGGTAATGAGGTCTACCGACTCTGCCTTCTCCCTCAGCCCGTAGCTCGCTATAGATGCCGACTGTGCCGTCCCTATCTGCCCTACTGTGTAGTCCGTCACCGAACGTACTGCCTCGTAGTTACTGCCCTTGTAGAAGTCGCCCAGAGGGGGAGCCGCCCCTACCGTTATCATCACCGCATCCACATACACAGGGTTGCTACTGCTGTCATAAATCCGAATGAACGGCTGTATCGTGTTGGTAGTGGTTCCCGTCGTGGAGCTGAAGGTGTGGCGGCTGCCTGTCACCCCTACAACAACCTCTGCCACGCTCATGCCCTGCGTTGAGGTCAGCACCCCGTCCGCATACTCACGCCAACCTAGTACAATCGTGCCCGCGACCCCATACGCCCACAACGAGAAGTAGTGCGTCTTGCCCGGCGCAACACTCACATTCGATTCCGCTCGCGTCACCAGCTCTACATACCCCGCACCTGCCGCACTAGGTATCACCTCTACACTCTGCAAGCCGTCTTTCGCCCACCCCGTGGATGCCCAGTCGAGAGTCGCGAATGTCTTGTCGCTGTTCGTGCCGATCGTCCAGTCAGCCGCCTGCGGCGTGGAGAGCGTCACTACCGCGTCATCGTAGATAATCCCGTGCGCTGTGCCGCCTGCACTCATCATCTCAAACACGAATACTGCCTGTGTGCAGGTAGGCTGTGTCAACGTGAAGGTGTAGCTGAACTGCTCATACGTCGAAGTCGCAGGAGTGAGGTTCCCAGAGACCTGAGTCGCCAGCACTGTGCCCACCGAGTCCAGTTCTTGCACCCTGAACCGAAAATTCTCCGTGTCGCCGTTGGTGTTCTGTCGCGCCCATATCGAGACGTTTATAGGCTGTGCGTACCCCACCTGTACCGTCTGGTAGAATATCGCGGTCGCGTTCGTCATCTCAATATAGCAGTTGCCTGTTCGAGAGAGGTTCGCCCCCGGGTTATCGTCTGGAAACTGCCGCCGCACCGCGGAGTTGTCCCGGTTCCAGTACGCCGCGTTCTGCCGACTGCTCGAAGGGGTTTGCGTCTCGAAGCTACCGTTCAAGAGGAGATTCGCGTCCGCACTGGTCACGCTCACGCAGTTCTCAAAAGAGGCGTTTGGCGCGAGGTTGGGCAGGTCTGCCGTCCCCCCTGTAAAGTACCCCTTGTTCACCACCTGAGTCACGTCGCGAGGGTAGGTCAGTGCCGTCACGTCCTTACCCACAATATAGGTATCCTGCACCGTAGCAGAGCGAGGGCGTAGATATATCTGGTTCACACCACCGCTAGTCACGTCAAAGCCCCAAATCATAGTAAGCGGTGCGGACTCTACCAGCTGATTAAACGCCTGCGAAGCCGTCTTGCCTGTCGCACAAAACTCAAGCAACTTAATATTGAGTGCAGAGATGCCCGTCACGTCCACCACCAGCCCCGCAATGTTGGGCGCAACCCAGTCGGTCACTATCGCTTGAAAAATCGTGCCAACGTCGGTATAATCCGCATAGCAGTAGCACTTCCGCACAAGGTAGCCGTTCGCCCTCTCCATCATCCCAAACAGCGAGAGCGTCCACGTCTCAGGGTCAGCCAGCGTCTGCTCTGGGCGCATAACGTAGCCCCTGTACGTGACTGTCGTAGCGTCAAAGCACCGTATGTCAACGTACTCCGTGCCATCGAGCGAGAGGTCATCCCAAGCGCACTGCACTGTGATACTGCCGTTCTGAAAGCCTCCCTGCTCTGCCAACTCGAAGTCAACAGAGGTTATCCAGTCAGGATTAAACGCCTTCCGAACCCCCGCGCTGGTGTACATCCTTACGTCGTAATCCATCAGTACCACCTATCCTGTGCCGAAACACTCAGATTGGTTATCGTCGCCGTGGTGTAAGCAACCGTCACGGTGTTGGCTCCGTTCGCGAGGCTCCAGAAGAGACCGTCAAACAGTGCCGTTTTGTCCACCCCGCTTATCGTCACAGTTTTGTTCAGGCAGTCCACGATAATCACGTCCCCGCCTGTACAAGCCCCCGCCAGCGTGAACGCCTTCCCTGTCGTGGAGTTGGTTATCGTCGCCGCCAGCGTCTTCGCCCCGCTTCCCCCCACCGTCAAGCTAATCACAGGGATCGCGTCTGCCGTCCCTCCTGCAGTCACAGAGAGCGTCTGCCCACTCGCGCTAATGCTTCGCGCCGTGACGGTAGGCGTGACCGCGTACTGATACGAGTCGCCCGCAACGAACGTAAGCCGCACTTTCTGTATCTTGAGGAATGTCCCTACCTCGTTGGCAAACTCGGCATGGGTCATTTGAGCATTTCGATAGTACCTATCGTCGAAAAAGTAGAGGTTCTGCTTCCCCGCAATGCCAGCCCGAAACGCGTCTATAAGCGTCCTTACCCCTGTCTCTGAGTAGCTCCCTACCCCGTTCGTCAACCCGCCGTCTATCTGCACTACCTTGCCCTTACGATAACCTGTAGAGGCTACGTCACCATCAGAGCGGGGTATCTTCGAGAGCGGCACACTCACGTCAACAGGGTCGCTCACGGGCGCGAAGGTGGTTGGGAATGTGTACGAGCCGAACTTGAGTGCGTAAGCCATTAGTAACCCCCTCCTACGGTTCGGTTGAGTTCGCTCTGCACCTGCCACGCCAACGAGCGCCCGAACTCCTGAACATCTATCGCAGTATGGAAATGGTTGTCGCCGTGCAGGTTGATGCTCACACTTCGCGAGCCGACACCGACGCCACCCCCTGCGGGTACTACCGCCCTCATCTGGTTGTCAAACTGAGCAGTGCCCCTGCTAAAATGCTTCGCGAAGTCGAAGCCCCACCCTTGCGCCATCCTGTCGTTAGAGGCATTATCGAACCCGCCGCCGAACAGGCTAGAGATTGGCGATAGGAAGTCACCCAACAACCCGCCGCCGCCGAATACGTCTCCTGCCCCACCGCCCTTCTTCTTTTTCTTCTTAAAAGCGGAGGTAATAGCGTTCTCAAGCACGTTAGAGAGCAGGTCGGTGAGCGTGTGTGCAAGAATATCCCCAAATCCGCCCTTCATGCCTTTGTGAAGTGCCTTCTGCAACGAACCCAACGCCCCGCCGCTCAGGTCTTCCATAGCGCGTTTCATATACTTATCACCCTGCGAAATCCCCTCTGCAATCTCTTTTGCCCCCTCTTTGCCGCCTTTTCTGCCCTTGCTTCCAAAGATGCTCTCCATCGCGTCCGTGTAGTGTTGGCGCAGTTCGAGGTTCTTATCCCTGAAAGCAGGGTTCTGCTCGCTGGTCTCTTTGCCGCCAAACCCAAACGTCCGCTCTGCCAGCACTCTCTGCTCCAAAAACTTGATATACTGCGCGTTCGTCATCTCACCCATGCGCCGCCGATACTCCATAATCTCATCTTGGGCGCGTTTCTGCTCCTCTACCTCTTTCGCAATCGCTTCCGCTACAGATGCCCCGTACTGCTGAACCGCGTAGGCGTTCGCCATGCCGCCAGAGAGTGCCGCCCAACCCTTTTCCTTTGAGTCGTCTTTCACGCCTTCAGGGACTTTTGTCTGCTCTTTGTAAATCGCGACACTCTTACGCATAGCCTCAAGTGCTTCTGACTCTTGCGCTTTCCAAACCTGGACTTGATACAGGAGAGCTGCCGCCCCACGCCGTGCAGGGGTCTTAGCGTTCGCCATCGTTGCGTCGAAGCCCTGTTGTGCCTTAAATACTGCCAACTCACGCCCCGCCAACAGTAGCTCCTTCCGTGCCGCTATATCGTCACGAGTCAGTCGCGTTTCGTCTTCCGTATCCTTGATAGCGTCTTTTATCTCTCTCGCACGTTCCCGCGCCGCGTCTTTCGCCGCCTTTGCCCCCGCTTTCCCTGCGTTTCTTTCGTAGCCACCTGCGCCCCAAGGGGGTTTAGGTTTCGTATCCGTGAGGTGTCCTTTTCGTGCATCGTCTGCCGCCGCGCCTTCAATGTCAAGAGCCGACAGAGCTGCCCCGACCTCCGATTTGCGCTTCTGCAGCTCTGCTAGTTTGGCGGGTATTCCGGCATACTCTTTCAACCCCTGCTCGATGCGTTTACGCTCGGCTTCAAGTGCTGGACGGTTCCTTTTTGCGTTGGGCGCACCTTCCCACGCCGCCTTATTGCCTGACTCTATCGCGTCTATCATACTCGCTCGCTCGCTCACCATAAGCCCGATTCCTGCGACAGCCGTTCCGACTCCCGTCGCCGCTAATCCTGCCGCGCCTGATACTCCCAGCGTAGCTAGTCCCGTCTTGAGTTTCGCAAGCCAGCCTACTAGGCTAGATATAACACCAATGCTTAACCCCACCTCTGCCGCAAGCGTTGCTATTCCTGTCTGCGCGTCTCTTGCCGCTTTCGGTTGCTTATTCCACTCCTCGAGCCATTCACGAAACCCTTTCATCGCTTGATTCACTGTCGGGAGAAGCCCGTCGCCTATCGCGATTTTGGTAAGGTCTACCTCTTTTTTTAGGAGTTCAAACTGCGAGACTGAACCTTTATTCTGTCGAGTGAGTGCTTCCGTCGTTTGACCTGCGCCCTCACTCGCCTTTTTCATGCTGCCTAAAAGTTCGTTGTAACCCTTCAATCCATCCGAGAGCAGAGAGAACTCGCCCTTTGCGCCGCGTATTTCAGGTATCAGGTGCGCCAACTGGTCACGGTTCCCGTGCGTTTTCTCCATTACCTCTTTGAGCCATCCGCCCAACCCCTTACCCTCAAGTGCCGCCGCCCCAAAACTGATACCAAGCGAGGTCATCAGTTTTTCCGCTTCCTTGCCCGGCTTCCAGATGTGCGTCAGCATCTGGTTCAGCGAGGTAACAGACTCGTCGGCGTTGATTCCGTTTCGCGTCATCGCCGCCATCGCCGCCGCCACCTCCTGAATCGAAACGCCTACCACTTTCGCAGTAGGTAGCACGTTGCCTATAGAGTTCGCGAGTTCGTGGAAGGTGTTAACGCCCAGATTCACCTCTTGAAAAAGCACATCCATCGCTTCGCGGGCGTTGTTCACCCCGCTAATGCCTGAATTGAGAACCGCAAGCAAAACCTTCGTAGAGGTCGCGGTATCTGTCATACCCGCCGAGGCCCCTTTAGCGCCCCACTCTAGTATCTCAAGCCCCTCTTTGCCAGATTTACCCGCCGAATACACCTGATACAGCCCCTCCGCAAGGTCTTTGGGTGTCTGACGGATGCTCTTATCCTGCGCGAGTTTCAAGGTTTCGTTACGGAGAGAAGCGAGCTGCTGTTCGGTGAGATGAGCGATAGAGTCGACGTTCCGCATAGACTGATCAAACTCCGCCGCCGTCTTAGCCGCCGCCGCAAGCCCTGCCGCAAGGGGAACCCCGACCGCAAACCCCGCATCTCCTGCCATACCTGCCACACGTAGCGCGGCGCGAGAGTGCTTTGCTCGCTCGCGCTCTATCGCGGCAAGTACCCTCTGCTCCTCCCGAATACGCTTCGTAGACTGCTGCTCAATCAGTTTGTTCTGACGCTCTATAGAGGTCGTGTACGAGCGCAAGATGGAGGCTTGCGTCTTCGCAACAGAGTCGTCTATCTTCTGACCAAACCTGTTGAATTCGCCCACGACCTGCACCATCTGCCGTTGCAGGTTCGCAATCCCAATATCAATACCTACCTGTATAGAGCCTAAGTCGCCATGTGAGGGGTTCATCTGTATTCCACCATTCGCACGTCCTTGACGGGACGCTTCGCTATCTGTCTATAGAGCGCATTCAGTTGGGAGCGGCGGAGGTTCATCACCGTCTCAATCGTCCACCCTCCGTACCGCGACATAAACACGTCGCACACCTCCGCCCAATCCGTCACGCCGGAGGGTTTTCGCCTTGCTCATCCTCCCCGTTCGCTTCAGAAATAAGCCGATTTATCTCCTTGATTTTGAAGGTCTTCAGCACCTCAACTCTCGTCACAGGGCGCGTCGCCATAGTTTCAGGGTCGTAAACCTCTAAGTAGAAGGTTCCACACACCTCTGCCAACATCTCCCCATTCGAGAGTTGAGACTGCTCCGGCTTATTGCCTTCCGCTATCCACATCTTGGAAATCGCTATCTCCTGATTCGCGGTAATGTCCACCAGAAAATACGTTTTGCCCTTTTTCTCGAAACAGCGCAGATACCCGTCACTCGCCATGACGTGGTGAGGAACTTTCGCCGCGTCTTCCTTCTGCCTCGATTCTCCCCGCGCCTCCTCTGCAAACGCGCTCAGGCGTTGCAAATGCGGGTATTTCGCCCTCAGCTCCAGATAGGTTAGGTTGTCCCTATCCTCCTGCGGTATGACGTAGTTGTCTAGCTCTCTCAAATCGTAGGTTTCAGTAGTCTCTGTCATCCTCGTAACTCTCCTTTTCGTTTCTGTAAGAAGACGCTTCGCAGTGTGGCACTCTCACCGCCCCGCGCTGCGCTCGTAGTATTCGGCGTGTGTTTCACGTTGGCGAGAGGGGTCGCCACCACCCTGTAACCGAGTTTTCGCGCCTCAAAGCAGTAGTCCACGTCGTTATAAAAGATAGGGAACCGCTCATCCATCCGAATCCGTCGCCAAACCTCAGAGCGAACCATCATGCAAGCGGTCTCCACGTAGTCGGGTTCGTAGGCTCGTAACAGTTTGCCGTCCCTGCCCTCAAAACACTCTGAGAGCCAGTTCCCGCAGTTCTGCAAAACCGTCTGCCCCTCAAACCACGAACTAGGCTTCCACTTCGCCGGCGCAACTATCCCGATAGTCGAATCGCTCTCCATCACGCGCCAAAGCCCCTCAAACCAGCCCTCCTGATACTCAATATCGTTGTCGGAGAACACAATGGGACCATCCCAACCTATCTCGTTGAGGTAAGCGAACCCCTGCGAGAGTAGCCATTCGACTCCAGTATTCCAGTTCGTGGCGATGTTGCGAGTCGGGCTTTCAATCACCGTCACGCCCTCACTGCGTAGCCACTCTACGGTTTCGTCTTCGCTCCCGTCATCCACTACCAGTATCGCCGTCTCCGGCGCAGTGCGCTTCAGGCTCTCTATCGCGATTTTCGTCTTATCGAGGTGGTTGCGCGTGAGCATTATCGCCACGCCCAGCGGAATCTCTTTCGGTTCAGGTATCACAGTTTCAGCGGCGCGTACCTCTTCAATTACCGCCGCGAGTTGCGCCCCTATGCGTTCACAAGAGAAGCGCTTTACTCTCTCCGAAATCAACGCGCCTTTTATGCCATTCTCCGCCGCGTCGCGCATCGCCCTTCGTAACGCCTCATAATGGGGCTTCAGGTGCGTCATCTGCGGCGAGTAGAGATGAGGTATGCGACTGAACGCTTGCGCGGGGCGAGAAGCTACCTGCACACCCCCTAATGCCTCAACGGTTTCACCACCCGCCTGCCCAAATAGCCCAATACTCGGAGTACCGCACAGCGCCGCCTCCACGTAAGGCATCCCGAACCCCTCCGTAGAGGGCAATACGAAGCAGTCCGCAAGCCGATACAGCCCCGCGAGTTCCTCTTCCGAGAGTTCTTCCGTTAAGACCTCTACCTTCACGCCGATTCGCTGGTAATGCCTCACGCACTCTCTCAGATACTCATTCTCTCCCGACGCTCGTATCAAAAGCCCTACGCTTTCGCCCAGAAACTCCTCCGCAAACGCGCCCAGCATCTCCTGCCAGTTCTTGCGTTCGCTCACGTAAAACACGCTCAAAAAGAGGAAATCGGGCTTCCACTGCTCGCCTATAGGGTAGACCGCGCCCTCGGTAGACCAGCATCTTTCGTCAACGCAGAGGGGAATCACGGCAGGGTTGTGCGCGGGTATCTGCGCGGCGTTCCACTGCGACGGGACAACTACGCGGTCAACGCAACTAAGGCGACGCTCCCACCGCGAAGGTATTTCGTTCACCTCCCACATCGTGAAGCCGATTCGCTTGTTGGGGTACTCAGGAAAGAGTGTCAAATCGTCAGGCGTTCCGAGCAGAATCGTCGGCGCGTCGTGAGAGACCTGCGTAGCCAGTGCGGCATCGAGTTCTACCTGCTGGGAGTGGCGCATGGGGCGCGACCGCATCGGCGTTCGAGTCGTGACCACGCTTCCGTCTGTGCGGATACAGGTCTCCGTGTCCGCCTCTTTCTCTATCGCCTCCACCGTGTAGCCCTGTGTTAAAAGCGCCGCCAAAAGCCCTCTTCCCGCCTTGCCATAACCTGAATTGCTGTGAAGAGGGGCTATCAACCGTACTTCTTTTTGCATCGTTCCCGCCCTCCCGAAGCGGGTTCCCGAAAAAGGGGGAGCAGAGAGGCTTACCCCGATGAGCCTCTCTGCTTTGCGCGCCGAGGCGCATCGGTTCGGAGATTACGTTCCGGTGGTGTCTCCGTTGGACTTGATGATGATAACGTTGGTTCCGTCGCCATAAGCGTTGAAGTTGATGTCGTTCATTATGTAGGTGTCGAGGTTCCCGTCGAACTTAAACGACGTACAGACGCACCCCTTGATTTTCACGTCTATTGCGTTGGCTACCGTCGCGCCCGCGATGTTGCCGGGTCCCGTGTAGCCGTGAAGGTCCCACTTAGGCGTATCGTCGTTAAGACCCTGCGACACAGTGGAGATACTGGTTGCCACCGCCGCCGTTCCGCCTATCATCTGCTGAATGCCGCGTGCGTTGAGCGTTGCGGTTTTCAGCGTTCCTGTCACCTTTTTCGCCTTAATCGCGACGGCGGTAGGGAAATGTCCGGTGGGGCTTCGTAGCTCTTCGAGTTCATTCGCGTTATCGAATGTGAACCCCTGAACCTCGCCCATCGCCACGCCGTCCGCGCCTCCGCCCGCTACGGTGAGATACGCGAGCATCTTAGAAAATACGGTGTTTACGCCGGGTACTGGCTGTGCCATGATGTTTTAACTCCTTCGCGCCTACCAGCGGCGCATTGTAATTGCATAGCGGACTAGCCCCGCCCATGCGTGTATGTTTCTGTCGTAGTGAGTGTCGAGGGTGATTACAGTTTCGCTCTTGTCTACCAACCCGTTCGTGAGAGGTAGCGTGCTGACCGCGCCAAAATTGTAATCTAAAAGACGGTCAACGTTCTCGGATGCCTGTTTGACGGGCAGGTTCGTCCGCTTATCGCTCCAAATCTCAACGTCGTAGTAAACCTTTTCTGCGAGAGTGCTAGAGTTTCGTATCTGATGGTTAGGGGTTCCCGCCGACTGCCGAAACGTCAAACAGGGGTAGAGCGCTACCCTGTTCCCGCTCCCGTCCGTCCCCTGCGCGTCGTTGAGGTTCATATTGTAGACAGCCGGCTTCCCTGTGTCGGGGTCGGTAGCTAGAAACGCGATTAGAGCCGCCTGAGCCGTAGCCGCCGCGCCTGTAAGCGTCTCAATGCCCGTCAATCGGTTGTATATCGCTGTGTCGAGTTCGGCGCTCATTACTCAAGCTCCTCTAGCAGTTCCGTCATAAGAGCGATAATCTGCGCGAGTTTCTGTTTTCGTTGCATCGCTTGCGGAACGCATTTCTGGCAAAACCCGCCGAGATGAAGAGGCTTTTCAGGGTCGTAGCCAAACTTCCTCAAATCGCTTTTGTTATCTCGCACCGCCTCAATCACTATCTGGCTATGGCTCCTGCTACAGTCAGGCGTTATATCTCTCTCCCATTTGCCATAATCAAAACCGCACTTCTTACAAATATCGCTCATGGGTGTAGCCTCTTATCCTCCGCTGTCACGGTGTAGGCTCCTTCAAACGCGCCCCGCATCCCCAGATAACTCTCCAAAATGTGGTTTATTTGGTCTTTGTTCGCCGTCACTGCATCCCTCAACCATGCCCACTTACCAGCCCGCGAGAGTTCCAGATACTGCGCGTAAGGCGTTTTCGAGGAGAGGATAATACGTATCACGCCGCTCGTCTCATGTACCGTGCAGGTCGTAGTCTGCTCCGTTTTGCCTGACTGGTTCTGAAAAGGATGGTGGCTCTTCGCATAGGCTTGCAGGAGTGCCGCTATCTCGTGAGAAGCCGCCAACACGCGAACGTGAACAACCTCAACGTGGGCGACTAGGTTCACACACACTTCCCGAACGCCAGTGACGCTCATTGCATCCTCCGAGTATCGAGTTGCAGGCTTCTGGGGTAGGGACGCACATATTTCACTGTGTAAATCACGCCGTCTGCATCCACTACCCTGTCATTCACCTGCACCGTCGCCGCGCCTGCCGTCAACACGAAAAGCGTGTCGTATTCGGTAGAAACACCCTTCCCGCCCTCCTCGCGGTTAAGCGTAGACTCGTGCCCTTTGTAAAACTGCCGACCTGCCGCAAGTCCTGTCGCGATGTTCGCCCACGACTCCGTTTTGCCCCCCGCCCCGTCGCTGGTTCGCGTGGCGCGTTGGAGTGAGATTGTGGTGTTAATTGGGACGCTCATATCATTCTGCCTTTTAGCATCCGCAACCGTCTCCCCGCAGGTCGCTTATAGTCTTTCAACGCCTGCACAAAATTAGCGTGCCAGCGATTCGCGTCCGCTGTGTCAGACTTCACCTTCTCCATTACGTCGCCCTCGCGCCATTCCGCTAGTCCTGTAGGCGCAAAAGTCGCCTCCTGCCCTATCAGGTAGCATATCTCTCCGCAGGCGGCTTCCCACAGGTCGGCGGGGATAGTAGCGGCGAACCCAAATTTACCCGTTACGATAAGGTTCTGTCTCCCAACGGGGAAAATCGTTCGATAGGGCAGAAACGCGGCGGTTGAGGCATACGCGGGAAGGCTCCCCTGCGCCACAACGATTCGAGTTCGCCCTATCGCTTGCTCCGTGCAGAGAGTCGCGTTGTCGAGAGTGTATCCGGGGTCGGACTGTAAGCCAATCACCTGCACGGATGTCAGGCTTACCATCTCGTCAACCTCTTGCTCCGCCGCTCCAGTTCCGTCGTAGTAGCGGCTCGTGTCTACCGTATCGGCGACAAACTGGCGGTGTGTAGATACCGAAATCTGAGCGATAACCCGCGAGCGCAGTCTGCCGAAGCGTGTTGTAAAATCTCCCGAACTCAGGCGAGTCGTTAATCCGCAAGAGTTCAAAAGAAGTTGCGCGTCGGCTTCTACACACCAGTCTGCATAAGAGGGCATTGCTCAGTCTCCTAGTTGGATTTCGGCGGGGCGGGAGGAGCGAGAACCTGTTTCGCTCTGGCAGGTTTCGCCGCCGCATCCGTCAACGGGTCGCCCGTATTCGCCTCCGTAGGTTGAGGGGCGCGAGGAGTCGTCACCATCGCGAGGTACTCTTCGTCCGTCAAGACCTGAAAGCGAGAATGCCCCTCATACGAGTCCGCCGTCTCTGCGTCTACGTCCGCTATGCCGACGTAACAGCCCGAAATTCTGTTCAGAACAGGGTCGAACTGCGTTTTCGTTCTACCGTCGTAAAACGTACTGTGGTTGTTTATCAGAACTTTAGGCATAACGCCTCCTTACAGAATGTGGTAGTGAATGTAGGCGTAGCCAGCGAGACCCGCACAGGCACCGCTCGCCTTGCTACCCGTCACCCACTTGCCGGAAGCAAGTTTCTGCTTCGATTTACCGTTCGTGCCTTTGTCGGTAATGTTGTCAAACACTCCCGTCGCGGCATTTACGTCCAGCCCGTCTATCAGGTTGTCAATACTGGTTGCCGCACTCGTCGCAGTGGTTCCAACGTCGATAGTCGCCGCAGCTGTCGCGGCAGTAGTGACATCCATCTCAATGCGGCTGATGATAATGGAGACCGACTCAGGGTTCTGCCATGCCAGAACGCCGCCGCCCGTATCCAGTGCCGCGAGCGCTACTTTCGCGATATTGTTGTGGCGGTACCCGCTTCCAAATCGCGAAACATCCCCTGCGTCATTAAGCGCATTGCTCACGCCGTCATTGATGATCTCAAAAAGAGGCATTTCTGTTTCTCCTGAGAGGGGGAGATTAGCCCCCTCTCAACGGTTAGCGACTAAAGGGAGATGCCAGACGGCAGTTTCACCATCGCGTGCATCCATTCGGGACCGTGGTCAATTCCGAGTTGCCCGTAAATCTGGGTTTCGTCCGACGAACCCTGCTTGTAGAGCGGCTCCTCAAACAGAATCCCCTTATTGGGAACTTCCAGCCCTGCAATCCCTGCCACTCCGAGATTGAGAATCGCGAAGTAGTTTGCGGGCATATCGGGGTCGAGCGCGAGGTTCAGAATGCCGTAGCGGGTATAGATTTGACGTAGTTTAAAACCCGCAACCTCGCGGTCATACGGCGGCGTGGTAGAGCCTTCGTAAGCCGCCTGAATGTTCCCGAACTGCGTCGTGTCCGCTATGATTGTCCACGTATCGTCCGGAATGTAGCCCGTCGAAGCAACAAGCAGCGCCATGAGGGACTGCACCTCGGCGCGATAGAGCGCGGCGGTATTGATGGTGCTTCCACTATGGTCTACGAGGTTCGTGGTAATTGCGGTAAGGATCCCGCGAGTCTTGAGAGCCGTCGAAGCGGGGTTAGCAGGATTTGCGTAGGTTCCGTTCAGGAAACTGTAGTTCGCGTCCTGCGCGACAGTCTCCAACGCCCGCATAACCTGAAACGCCTCCGAACGCGGGTTCTGCACAGGACCATTGAGCTTCGCCTGCGGAATCGGAACAATACCCGTAACCGTCTGATCGCTCTGGGCGAGGTAAGATAGGCTCACCTTCTCGTGAAAGAGTTGCACCACGTTGGTCGCCTGCGTCAGAGCGCGATACTGCGCCGCAGGAGCCGCCGCGCCTTCCAGAATCGCGGGTTGCGCCGGGGAGCGGAGGTCGTAGAAGGTTCCGACTGGGAACTCTTTCGAGTTAGTGCGTAGCACCGAACCATGGATACTGCCCAGTAGTTTCAAGAGCGTGTTGGGGCGCTTGGACGTTTGAAACAGTTCGCCCAAATAATCGACGACAGTATATGTCGTTACCTGTCCTGTAGCCATCGTTGTTTTTCCTTTTTGCCCCATCCCCTACATGGGCGGGCGGTTATTGCGCGTTGTTTCCAAACCCTGCGCGTTCGCGCTTGAGTCGTATCGCCTCGTGCGTGTTGTTAGCCTTTTGCGCGGCGGCTATCTGCTCGTCAACCGTAGGAGTCTGCCCTCCTCCCGGTAGTGTGGTGGTTCCCGCTTTCGCAGGAGGGCGATTCGCAAGCCCCGCGAGTCTCTCCGCTTGCGCTGTCATCTGCGCTTCGTCTCCGCTCAAAAAGTCCAGCATGTCAGGCGCGAGTCCCTTTTCGGCGGCTATCTTGCGGCGCAGGTTTTCGGCTTCCAGTGCGGCGGTCTTCGCTTTCAGCTCGGCGGCTTCCGCCTGCGCCTTCTGAAGTTCCGTCATCTCGCCCTCTTTACGGGCTTTCTCGGCGGCTTCCAGTTCTGCGAGTCGGGTTTTCAGCGCCGCGTTGTCGCCCTCCGCTTTCTCGTGTAGCCTGCGGAACTTGTTTTCATCGTTCGCGCCGGGCTTAGGGTCGGCGGACGGCGGGTCTGCGGGTGGAACCACAGGCGGGACGGGCGGGGTTTTCGGGTCTTGGTCAGACATTCGGTTGTTTCTCCTGTTCAGGGTGTCGGCGTTTGCTCTGCGCCGCGCAGGTAAGGTATCGATTCAGATTGAAATTCTAGGCTTTGCTTACGCCTTCCACGCCGCGACGCATACGGTCAAGCGTGCGATGATTCAGCCAGTGCATAGCCTCCTCCAGATGGGTAATCGCAAGAGCGTTCTCGCGAGAGCGGAAATCGCCAGCCTGAAAGCCCTGCAAGCGGTCTATCACAATCGCTATTAGGACTTCGTCGCTGATTCCGTTCAGCCCGACCTCTTTGACCGCGCCATGCTGGAAATTCAAAAGGGTTATATGCCCCTCGGTCTCCGACTTGTGGAGGTGTATCGCGTATTCGTGCGAAGCGTTTCCACACGCGGAATCACGCTCGTCGGCAGTTATATCCACCGCGTTGTTCAGGTCGCTCAGTTTGTGATCCGTTATCTCTCGCATAATCAACCTTTCTTTCGGTAGTTGAATTTGCCCTTGACGTGCTGGTCAAGGTGCTTTCCCACGCTTGGGGCTATCAGTAGCATCGCGTGAAGTTCAGAGGGAACGCCCTCATAAACATAAGTGGAGCCGTTTTTGAACGTGACCTCCAGCTCCTGTGTCGCAATGTCGTAGCCGATAGAGGCGATATTGGAAGAGCGGACGGCGGTATGCTTCATTTCGATTTCTTGCCTTTCTTCTTCGCCTGTTCCGCTTTTACGCGGGCTTCTTCCGCCTTGCGACGCGCTTCTTCCACGCCCCAATTCACAACGCCTGTCACGAACGCGCACAGGGCGGCGATAAGCGCGGCTTCAAAGACCTCTTTACGTCCCTGCGTTTTCATCGTTCGGGTCTCCTCCTACGGGCGGTTCCAAGTCGGCTTGGGTTGCGAGTTCCGCCTTCATCTCCTCAATCTCCGTGCGCCCCTCCATCTCCGAGACCTCTTCAATGGCGCGGTCGCGGGTGAGATAGCCCGCCCCCTCCTCCTGCTGTATGCGCGTCACAATGGCGGTCTTTTCGTCTTCCGTGAAGGGGAAGTAGGGACTCCAGCCAATCTCGACCGTATAGGTCGACTCGTCCGACTCGTTCACGCCCATCGGCACGCCGGCGCGTTGTAGCCCTATCGCCATTTTAGCGAGGAACGGCGCGATTCCATCCTGCCCGTAGGTTTTGCGCTTGTCTTCCGTCAACTCTATCAGAGGCAGATAGAGTTGCGCCAGAACCGCGTTCGTAAGGTTGCCCATGTTCGAGATTTCGGCTTGGTCTACCTCTACGCTCGAAGCCGCCGCCAATATCTGCTTTCGCAGGTCGCGAGCGTACTCCATCATCGCAGGGCGAAGCGCATTGCCAGAAGGCGGGAACGCAACGCGACCCGGGTGTCCGTCAGGGTTCGCGGACTCAAGGTTAAGCGGCTCTCCGGGCTGTTGCGGCTTATTGATGTCGTCTTGGTCAACATCAATGTCCATGAAAATCGGGTTGACCTGACTATCGAACTGGTTGGATTTGTCCATCAAGTGATATGTCAGATGCACCCTGTCCAAAACACGGTAGAGTCCGCCGTCCTGTTCGTCGTCCGGTTCCCACAGGTCGCCTGCGCCCCACACATCGTCGGTCTCAATGTTTTTGATGACATGAAGCGGAATCAACTTGAACGGGTTCGGAATCGTCGCGTCTGTGTCTATCTCCCAACTCTCGTAAGTGTCAGGGTTAGCGCGTTGCAGAGATTCGTCCTTGACGGGGTAGTAGTGAGTCTCCTGCTCCGCCGTCCACTCCTCCCGATACCAGTACGCGCAAGCCTCTACGCCATCGTAGTAAGGGTACTGTATCCGCGCCATCAACAACTTTTCGCGGTTGTGCGGGTGGTAGAAGAGCCTCACCTGCGTCACCAGCGATAACGACTGCACGGTGACATTCGGAAACGCGGACTCGTCATACGCGAACTTGAGAACAACGCCCCCCTCTATCGCCCCTCTACGCGCTATAGCGACAAGTCGGCTATCGAGACGGTTCTGCTTCCAGACCTTTTCAATCGCTTCTTCCAGAGCCTCGTTGCCGGGGCACCTCAACTCTACAGGCTTCCCGAACAGCCAACGAGACCCGCGCTTCACGATAGATTTCGCGATAGGCATACAGCGCGGCAGTGGCCCCCTGTCCTCCTCTTTCCAGTTTTTGAACCAGAAGAGCGGGTACGGCTTCATAGCGTCGTAGGCGCGGGCTTGCGCCGCCAGTGTCTGTATATGCGTGAGACCGGGCGGTAACGATTTGGTGTTTATGAGTTGTGCGGCGTACTGTGCATCGCTAAATATCACTAAACGTATCCCTTTGCCTTCGTCCGTTTTGCGCTCTTTTTACCGAGCGTCCCCATAAATCGCTTTATGCCGTAGACAAACACGTCCACCATGTCGTCATGCTTGCCGGGGAAGCCCAGCAACTGGTCAATAAACTTGGCGACCCATCCCCGCGTATCGGGGAAGATGCCGCTGTCTGGCAACCGCACACGCTCCGATTCGCAGAGCGGGGTCACGCCGTGCGCCCGCGACACCTTGTCGGCTTCGACCTGCACCGCCGTCACCACAAGCCGCTTCCCGTCATACCCGCGCTCTGTATCGGGGTCTTCGTGGCGGCGAAGATACTGCATGAGTGTCGTGCCGGAAACCTTATCCTCCACAAAATCCCCAACGTAGAGGTCGCCATACAGTTCGCGCAACCAATAGGCTTGCTCAATGAGAAAATCCGCAACGTCGGGCGTCTCCCATCGTCCATGCGCGACTCTCAAGAGATAGAGAAGGCCGTCTACCCCTTCGCCCCACACAGCGCACGCGGTTTCGTCGTTCTTCTCCTGCGCTTTAAGCGCGGTATCCCACATCGTATAAACCGCTTTGAAGTCCGGGAGCGACTTATACCGACTCTCGAACCAGATGCGCTTGAAGATGTTGCCTTCACGGGCGCGGGGTCGTTGCTGGAAGAGTGCGTTGAACCAGTACTCTCCGATTTTTCGCGCCACTCTCGCGAGTCGGGCTTTCGGATAACGCTCCTCGCACAACGCCTCGCCAACCTCCCGCCAGTCGGGGTGAACCGTGCATGAGGACGGAAATGCGACAGGCTCCTCCGCCAGTCCGGGCAGGTTGACAATGTACCAGCCCTCCGCGTCCTCCTCTTCGTCGCCCTCCTGCGAGAGCAACCACCCGCTCAAATCGTCCTCATGCCAGCGCGTCTGAACTATCACAATCGCGCCCTCTGGCTCCAATCTGGTGTAGAACGTGGAGTCGTACCAGTCCTTGACCTTCTCGCGCAGCTGCTCCGAGTCCGCGTCCGCCGCGTTTTTCACAGGGTCGTCAACAATGAGTAAATGACCGCCCTTGCCTGTTATCGCGCCGCCGACTCCCGCGCTCCACATCGCGCCGCCCTGCTTGGTCTCCCAGTGCGTCACTGCTGTCGCGGTCTTCGAGAGTTCGCCCCCCGCTTCGATGAAGTTGCTACGCGCCGCTCTGCTTAGAGTTCGCGCCAAGTCTATCGAGTAGGAGGTAAGCCCCACGCTCCGCTCCGGATAGCGTTGCAGGTAGTAAGCGGGAAACAATCTGCTTACCGTCTCGCTTTTGGAGTGGCGGGGTGGCATGAACACCATGACGCGCTTGAGTTCTCCGTCCGCGACTCTCTGCAAAACCGAAATCAGTTCCTCGCAGTGGCGATACATCTGGTAGGTCGGACGTACTTTCGATATGAAGTTTTCAAAGAGGTTAATCCGGTTCGGTGAACTCTTCTTCTGCGCCCCCTGCGGCTTCGAGAATTTGAAGCGTGAAGTCTTTAATCTCTCGGTACAATGCCGCGTTATCCCGCCCCGTTTGACTGTCGATATAAGCATCTCGTGATGTTCTCACAGGGATTCGCTTCAGATAGTCCAACCCGCTGTCTACAGCGTCCGCCAACTTTTCGTCCATCGTAGACTTCTGCCGCTCAATCGCCTGCTCTACCTGCTCTTGCTTCGCTTCCGACTGACGAGCGGGAATCTCCCCCTCTTTGAAGTGGCGAGCGCGAATCGCCATAACGGTATTCCGCGCTAGTTTGTATTTCTTGGCGATAGCATTAAGACTCAACCCTGCGACAATCGAGCCTACAACCTCCGCCTCTGTATCAGGATTTACCATCGAATTACCCTATTCAAAAAGCGCTCAAAAACTGCTCAAAAATATCTCAAACCTCACTTCCCCGGCTCTTGCGCGAACGCATGGGCTACCGCAATCACCACCACCACCGCGCCAGCCCACTGAGTCGGCACGAGTTGCCTAATAGCGTCCGCATGAGCCACCACATACAACGCGAGGGCGGTCAGCGTGGTTATCCCCTGCCGCTTCCGGTCTACCTGTCTCTTTTGCGCCTCGTACTGAGCGCGGAGGGTACCTAAGTCACGTTTGGTCATTTCGAGCCGTCCAGTTTTCGCTCGATGCGTTGGAGCCGGTCTTTAATGTCCGTGAGGGCGGTCTGCACAACCCCGCAGGTGGCTTCCACGCCCCGTATGCGCGACTCGTGGTCTGCACGTGCGGAGAGGAGTTCCGTCACCCTGTTTTGCGTGTCCTGAGATTTAGCGACACTCACAGACAACGCGCCCAGCAACGTTATCGCAAGCCCCACGACGGAGAGCATTAAGTTTAGTTTGCTTGCAGGCTCTTGGAACCCGCCTCGCTCGTCTGACATTCGCCGACCTCCGAGATAAAATTGGGAGCGGGGGAAGGACTCGAACCTTCGACCTCCAGATTATGAGACTGGCGAGCCGCCATCTGCTCCACCCCGCAATAAAACACACAGAAAACAGAAAAGCCCGCCAAATCACCCCTACCGCGAACGGTAAGAGCGAAATGACGGGCATAGCGTCGCTAAAGCGACTAGGCATCCCTTAAAAGTATTGAATTACTTACAGTATACGAAGTATTCTAGGGAGTTGTCAATACCTCCTCTTTTTTTGTCACAATTTCTTGGGTGAGGATGATTTCCAGCCGCCCCTCTCTGAGTCGCGCTGCGATGTTCGCCCGCTTGCACTTGGGGCATAGATAGACCGCGCCTGAGTCGGGTTCGATAGACCCCACATAGCGGCGATGTATCGGGCAGTAGACGGCGGTCAGTTTCGGGAGGTTGGCTGTCACGTCTTAATCTCCATGTCGGGAACAGTATTTGCCATGCGTCGCCATTCGGGAGCATTTCGGACACGTTACGGCGGCAGGCGTTCTCACGGGCTTAAAGTGGGCATTCAGGCACTCGTCAGAGCAGAAGTCACTACTCTCCTGCACAGGCAACGCTTGGCAGTAGTGGCAGTATTTGATTCGCGGCGAGGCTGGCGGAGGATTTACCCCATTACGGGTTTGCACCATTTTACGGATGGCGCACTGTTTAGAGCAGGTGGTGCGGTCTTGGAAATTGCATTTTTGCTCATCCTCGCGCCTTACGAGCCTGTTCCCACACACTAGGCAGAATTTATCGCTCATCCTACATCCTCCCCCAGCGCCTTCGCGAGTGCCTTGCGCCTCAGCAGTTCTGGTAACATCGCAAACTCGTGCCTAGCCCATGCAGAACAGGCTTGTCGCGGACTCTCGTTTTTCGGAAACAACTCTTCTATGCGAGGTAGCCATTTCGCGCATATCTCAATCTGAGACCCCAAATTGACGCGCATATACATCTCATAATCCGCCTGACACTGCAACGCCTCCAGCAGCTCCGGCGCGGCGCATATCAGGCGTTGGTTCGCGTCTTGAATCTCTATCGCATCGGTGACGAAGAGGTTCATAGCCCCTACGCCCGTCAGGTGTCCCCAACCTCGAATCGTGCATATCGTCATCTGTCCGTTTTCCGCCCAAACGTAGCCGTGATTGTCGCCGACCCACGGGGCGGGTGTGTGCTTGCTCATGCTGTTTCGCCTTTCTGAAAACGTACATAACTCTCCCAACACGAGTCGCAGAACCCGCGCTTACCCTCCCCTACCGTTCGCCACGCCCCATGCTGGGCACAAGTACAGCAAAGCGGTTGCGTGCGAGTGAGAGCGTGTTCTGTCCTCTGGCGATAGTGGTAATCCGCCGAGAGGTCGTAGAGGTTCAGTCCTAGCGGCATATACGGGAGAGGTCTCAAAAGTTGCTGATGACTGTGATACCTGCTCATCACATCCTCCGTTTCCGTAATCGTTGCGCCCGTCTCGCCCTCATGCGCTTCTCACGCTTGCGCGGATCCTCCCGAACTGTGGGGCAGATATAGGCGTATTCGGGGCGTAGCGGCTCCACGCGAGTCCGACTCTCGATAGGGGCCATTCTGCCCATCTCCATCATGCCCAGTGTCAGTATCGAGGCGTATCTTGATATTCTCATGCTCTACTCCTTGTCAAAATCGAATGTACCTACATCCCTGTGGACGCGCTCATCCAGTTCCTTGATAATCTCTTTTTTGTACTCCTCGTCAAGTTGCGGGATAGCGCGAAGCATCCAGCGCAGGTAGTCCGAGTCCACCTCCTCAATGTCAAGCCCCTTGTGTTTCCCGAACGTCAGTATCACACTTCGCCCCCTCCTTCCATCCGTTTCACCGCCTCTCTCGCCAACCGCTCCGCTTCCGCTCTCGCCAGTGCATACTCGGACGCTTTGCCGTACCTCACGCTCTCAGCGTAGCGCACCGCCCTGTGCCAGCGTTCCTTCGCGGTCTCAAAGTCGGTTGGCGAGTCATCATTCACGCCGCGCCCTCATAGTCCAAAAAGCCAATATCAGGAACCACTCTCCCATTATCTGCGTTGCGTTCCGCCAGTTCCCGCACCTCTCGCTCAGAGATTGGAGTCGGGTCGGAGGCAAAAAGAGACTTCGCTTTTCTTCCCGCCCCCTTGCGCTCTATCGCGACCAGAGGCGCAACGCTCATGCCGTCCGAGAGTCGCCCGATACGCCTCCGCACCTCTCGTAACGCCGCCAGAGTGTCCTCCGCCCTCTCGGCGAATCCGTGAAACGTGTTGTGCGCCAGCGAGTGCTGTTCTGCGTCCAGCAAAAACGGAATCAGTCGCTCAACCGTCGCCGCGCTTTTGCGTACCCAAACGCCTTGCGGGTCGCAAACATCTCGCGGAGTCCACCACGATTCGCCGAAAAACCATCCCGGACGCTGCCTACCCCCGCCCTCTCCCCAGCAATAAAACCGCGTCGGCAGGTCTGTGCGCTCCCAAACAAGAGCCAGCCAGAGGTCGGTCGGCAGGTTCTGCCCCTCGTCAAGCAGATTTTCCGCTCTCTCAATCATACTCTCAACGCTCCGAAGCCCGCGCCAACTACGCGGTGGCAGTTGCTTGTTCATTTCGCTCCCTCTCCTCCCGTTTTCGTCGCCCGTTTTCGATTTTGCGGTCTAAGTCCGCGAGTTGTTCCGCCTCCCACGCGGCGCGTTCCGCCTCTCGGAGAGCCTTCGCTCGTTTCGCCTCTTCGGGGTCAATCGGCGGCGGCATGGTTGGCTTGTTGGCGAGGTTCTCCCGCGCTTTCGGCAGGCATTTCGAGGCGTAAGAGGCGAATGTTCCGCCCAGAGACACCCCACGCTCTTCGTGAGCGATACGCCCCGCCTCTCGTATCTCAGCCAACGAGTAGCCCTGCGCCGCACCCTGCTGGTAGAGCTTGAGCGGGTAGGGACTCGCAGGGTCGGGGTGCGCTGGTTTCGGCGAAGGGGTCTCCAAGTTCGGCGTGAAGCCAAATGTCTGCCGAGCCTCTGCCTCCGCTGAAATCTTCAAAGGGGCGGATGGGGGGATGTCGTTGGCGGGTTCGTCACCCCTTGCGCCTGTGCGCGACTCCCCCCCTATTTCCTGATTCCTATTTCCTATTTCCTGATTCCTATTTCCTACCCCCCCATAAGTCCCCGACTCATTCGGGGAGGCTTCGGGGAGGCTTTGGGGAGTAGTCCCCGACTTATTCGGGGAGGCTTCGGGGAGGCTTTGCCTGTAACCCATCGGGGCGGGGAATCGCGATGGCGTAGGCTTCTCGGTCTTCTGGTGGTCTCCCCAATTATTTATCTGGAAACAGGGCAACCCCTCGAAATCATAGAGCGTTATGCAACCCATATCGGAGAGCAGTTTAAGCCACTGCTTGACATGAGACGCTTCAATGTCCTCGTCGGCAGGGAACGCGAACCCTACAAGCTCCTTCGGCAACGCCCGCCCGCGCCCGAAATCATCAGCGAAATTCCACAGCGAGATATAGAAGAGCCGCCCCAGCGGAGGGAGGTGACACATTTTGCTATCTGACCAAAACTCAGGTCGTATTGAGCGTATTCTAGCCATCTATCGCGCCCCTTTCCGTTGTTCCGCCCGTCGCGCCGCCAGTTTCCTCGTTTCGTGTCTATGGCAACAGACACAGAGAGTCCGCAAATTATCCAACCCGCAACCCCCTCCGCCCTCCGAAACAGGCAGGATGTGGTCAACCTCGTGAGTGCCCCGCGCCGCGCATCGCACGCACTTGTATTTGTCGCGCCGCCGCGCTAAATGTCTGGCAAAATTCCAGTCGCGAGGGATTCGGTAGAGGTCTTCACAGGCGCGAGAGCAGTACGCCGTCCGTCTGCCGCTCAGGAGGGCGTTGCACTGCTTGCAGTAGTAATTGCCATCTGCGGCGCGTTGCGTGGGTTCGTAAGGGCGTGTACGGGTGTAGCAGGGTTCCATCAGAGTCCTCGCTCTATGAGTTGCGCCGCACACAAGGCGCGGTACGACTGTCTGTACAGTTGTTGAACAAACTCGGTTTTCCGTTCGCGGCGCGGGTTTGCCATGAAGTGGCGGACTATCGCTGTCATTATCTCGCGTTGCAGTCCTGCGTCCCCAGTAGCGCGTAGCATCTCCCACGCCCCTGCTAAATTAGGGGTTTCACCGTGAATCCTAAACAGTTGCGCCCAGACCCGGCACTGATTTATAGAGAGACTTCCGGTTGTCGCCTCGTTGATATTGAGAGCCTTCTTCTCCGCTCGCTTTGCGTCAATCTCGCGCCCTTTTACCAGTATCTCCTGCAATCGGATATGGTCGTTTTTCCAGTTCTGAATAACGCGCTCTGGCGTGGTCAGCGTCTCCACCTCTTCCAAAGCCCCCATAGCGGCGAACAGAGGGGCGGACTTGGCGACGCGCTGGTTATGGCGAAGCGTATACTCCTCCGCCCTCGCCTCCTCTGTTTTGCCCCGCAGGAACTCCCACTCGGAGATAAGCCGCTCGCGAGTCGCCTCCGTCGCCTTGCCCCACTGCGCTTTCAGAACGTGGTAGTTCCCCTCCGTCGCCACGAATCGGGTAATGAACTCGCGCGCCTGCTCGCCTGTCGTTTTGCCCACATCCTCGAATTCGTTAGAGGTCAGCATAAACTGGCGCAGGAGTCCTGAGAGGTTCCGCACCTCGCGAGTCGTAGAGAATTTAGGAGTACTGCTCATCTCCCCCTCAACATTCTAGGTCTCATTCGCCTGTCCATTTTCACAGATTTATACCGCCCCTCTTCGCCCATGCCCCAACAAAACCAGTAGGTATCCTGCTGGGCGCTCTTGCCGTTTCGGGGCGTGATGTAGTTGATTCGCCTGTTGGGTATTAGCACGTAGGGATACCCGCATCTGTCATACGTCTCATGTCGCGCTACCCCGTTCAGGCGAGAGTTGGGCAGTAGCAACGCCACCGCACCCTTGAACACGAGCGCATCCTGAATAATCCTGTCGCTAATCGAAAACGGCGGGTTCGTCACGATGGCGCGAATCTCGTTTCTGCATCGCAAACAGTTCGGCGCGTTCAGGAAATCCCCGTCCCATGCCTCCAACTCCTCACACTCCCACGCGGCGGGAATGTCCCTCACCTCGTTACCTAGCGTCGTAGCCACCACGTTGAACCCAGCCTCACGCAGATACCCGCTCAGGTGTCCCTGTCCCGCGCACGGCTCCCATACGTAGCCGTCTCCCACGAACGCCCGCAACATCGCAACCAGTTCGGGCAGAAGCGCGTAGGGCGGCGTATAGATTTCATCGCATTTCGCGAGCGTGCGCGTGAAGGGCTTCGACTCGCGACTGCGGAGTACCGCTCTCGTTTTCGGGTTGTCGAGTTCGGGAAACAGGCTCAAAATATCTCTCCCAGCGCCTCAAGCGCCTCCGCTACACTGTAGACCGCCACGGAAACCCCGTCGTCTATGAGTTCCTGTTGTTCTGGGGTCGGCTTGTTAGGATGCACCTTCGCCTCCAAGAAGCCGACCCGCGCAGGGTAGTGGCCTGTTCGCGGAAGCCACCACATCAAATCAGGAACGCCCGCGTCTGAACCACTGTTTTTTACAACGTGCTGTCCGATACGCTTGTACTTCACGCCCGCCGCCTTGAGAGCCGCACAGATAGCCTTCACCAGTTCGGGTTCATTCCTGTAGGTTTCAGTAGGTCGCGGGGGCGGAGTGGGCTTTCCGCGATTGGTCTCTCTGCCGCCCCGCTCGATGACCTTGTAACACACGCGGCAAAATAACTCCTTGCCGTCACTGGCGGACATGAGCGGGGTATTGCAGACAGGGCAGACCACTAACTGCGAGACCCGAACACGAGTTGGCACTCCGTCTCGCTCTCGATGCGCTTCCCAATCTCAATAAACCGCTTGCGAACTATCTCGCTGGGGTCTTCCATCAGGTAGGTAAATTTCAGCCCCCCGTCAATCCTGTAGCGTAGTCGGCACTGAATTTCGATAGGCTCCTCCCCCTCGAAAACAGGGATGCCGAGCGTGAATGTCGCAGGTATTTTAACAGCGCCGCTCGTGGTCTCCTCAAAACTGAGAGCCGAGTCCCCATTGTCCAACCGAGTCGCGCTCTTGAATTTGAGGGTCTTTGTCGCCTCAAGCGCGGAGGCAATCGTCAGCAGTTTCGCGCCCTCCGGCTCCGTCACGTCGATTAGCCGGTCTTCCAGCCACTCCGCAAAGTCCTGTTGAGAGAGGGGCTTTCTGTCGTTTTTGCCCCACGCTGTAAACTCGGCTGAAAACGGCAGGGAGAGCGTCGCGACATGAGACCCCCAACGAGGCTCCGTGTCGCTTCTGTGGTAGTCCAGAACGGCGATGAATGTCCGTGTCGCGGCGTTGGCGAATATGAGCGAGCCGTCGTTCTTGAAGTCGTTCACATAGCCCCAGAACGACTCGGCGCGTGTCAGTTTCACATTCTCGCGGATGCGGTTCGGGGTTTCGAGTAGCGACTCAGTGTTTTCGAGTTTGTAGCCGTCCGGTATCACGACGGCTCTCATCTCGCTGAGTTGCAGGTTTGCGAACGAGGCGGCTCCGTGCTGGAACGCGGACTCGTATTCTGTTTCGGTAGTAGGTGTTTCCGGTAGCATTATTCGCTCCTCTTAAAGTCAAACGTTTTCTGTCGAGGGTTGCGAGTCGAGAGTTCGCCCTCCTCCGTCACAAAGAACTTGGTAGGGTACGCGCCCGGTTGCGGGTTTTTAGAGGCGACCGTCATTATCGCGCTCAGCAGTTCGGCGTTGTCCGGCTTGAGCGTGAGCGTGACGGTGAGCGTGCCGGGCTTAACGGTCTTCTGCACGTCTAGAATCAGTTCCGCGAGAGACTCGTCCAGCCTCTGCTCTACGTTGCCATCGTCAATTAGTTCTAACAGTTCCCTGAATTTCATTCTGTCCTATCCTTCCAGCAGCAGTGAATCCGCTGCGTAGAGGCTCCTCATGCAACCAATCCAACATTGACGACGAAGGAGCCTCTACGCAAGAGACTTTTGCACAAGCCTCCTCCCTTCTGGCATTTAGGGGGAGGAGGAGACTCGCATCCACCTACCTCCCAAACATCAAATGCAACACGAACCCCGCGAACGGCAGAACAAAGCACGCATAGCCCATATACAGCGCGTCTTTATGTTTACTCATCGTCATCGCCTCGCCAATGAACAGGCGCTTTCAACACGCACACGACTGCAATCAGCCCCCCTACTGCCAGTGTCGCCACTCCTGTTAAAAATAACATCACCATCTCTGCACCTCCTGAGCGTCGTCAATCCTCCCCTGAGCCTCTATGCCACTCCACAAGCACCATGCGAACACGGAGAGAATTGCCAGAACTATAACCATCCCAAAGGCGGCATCGATGCTCCTGTTCTGCGCTCGAAATGCCGACATCTCTGCCTCTATGTCAACCTCCGTAAACACCGCCGCACAGGTGGGGCACTGAGGTTCGGGGCTGTCGCTCTCGTACTTGTGCCCGCGACGGCAGGTCTGCTCGTACTCCTGCCCGTCACGGCGAAGCGGTCGCCAACCCCCGCGAGGTGCGTGCATTTGCGCCCATGTCTCTGTTTCTCTAGTCTCATTTGTGTCGCTCATCGTCTATCCTCCGCGCTCTGTAGTAGAGCCGCCATGTCGTCAGAGTTGTTGTCGAGTAGTAGGTCAGGCAGGTCGTTCCCGAAATCCGCGCCCCAATCAGGCAGTAGCTCCTGCAATTTCGCGATGATGGAAACCGACTGCATGGGCTTAATGCGTATCCTGTCGCAGTGTCCCGCTATCTCTAGCAGGACTTGACCTTTTGTTATCATTTCGACACCTCCGGGTATTCACTCCACTCGCGCCCGTCCAAGAGTCGCCCGCCCGCTTTCGCGGTCGTGCCGCCCCACTGCTTAAAAAAGTAGGCTACCCCTGCCTCAACGCACTGGTCTCTCAAGCCCCGCGCCCAATCGGGGTGCATCGGTCTCGCGTTCGCGCCGGACTCCCCGCCGACAATGACCCAATCAATCAGCGAGAGAGGGCGAAGCGTTGCGCCATCGTTCGGGCAGACCTCGCGAACCTGCTCCGTGTTCAACCCTACCGCGCCATCGGAAGCCCGCAGGTAGCATTTTTGGAGCGTGTATCGGCAGTTCGGGCACTTCCACACCCCCGTATCTGTAGCCCAACCGCTCAAATCCACCGCCCCCAGGAGAGGCTCACAGGAGAGGAAACGCACCTTCGCGGGTATCTGTAGCAGATGAGGAATGCGCTCCTCCGCCATCGCCTGATTCTCGACACTGGTTCCAATCCAGACATTGGGCGGCAACCCGCTCATCCAGTCTTCAGGAAGCATTTCCATCACGTTTTGGGGGCGTTTCGTGAGTAGTAACCAGTCTAAATGAGGAGTGTTTATGATTAGCCACGTCAACCTCTCACGCGCATCGTCAACGCTCTTCCATGATTCGGAGGGCATCGTATCATCGCCCTCAAACACATCCGCCAACGACGCGCAAAACACCCGATGACGCTCCCCAGCCGCTTCCGCTTCTCGGTTCCACTTGACGGGTTGCGCCCACATCGTTTCGGAAGCGATAACACGAGACCCTTTGGGTCCCCACACTCCCAGCGTTCCGTGATTTCTGTTGGAGAGCGTTTCAGCGTAGCAAAACTTGCATCCCTCTGAAACCTTAGTGCAACCGCGCCAAGGGTTGAACGTGTGTTTTGTCCACTCGATTTTGCTATCTTGCCCCATTGGTTCGCCCTCCTATCTCCACAAATTGCGGGTCTATCCTGAAACTATGCGCTACCCCACCCTCGTAAGAGCAGGGCGGGTAGAACTCTCGCATCTCGCGCACCCAGTCCACGATACCGGGTACAGTCGTAACATCATCCCGCATAAGCGCAGACAAACGTAGTCTTAAAAATCGGAAAGGAGGGCACAGTCTCTGACACATCAGCAATATCCGACCTGCCAAATTGTCAGTAGCGTTTGGCAGAAAATCCAAAAGGCAGTCGGGGCAAACCTCCTCTTTCGGCAAGCCCCAAACCGCGCAGGAAGGTTTGCACATCACGCCGCCCTCCCTTCGCTGAGTAGCTTCTGCTTCTCGTTGATTATCTGCTCCGCCCGAATCCGTGTCAGATTCTCTAATCCACCCGGCACAGCCTCCCCCAATCCCTTGTACAGAAATTCCAGACGGCTCTTTTGGCTAGGCAGGATTCCGCCCTCCTTCTGCACCATCGGGGCTTTGGTGGGTTGCGTAGCCTCCTCTTCCTCGCCCAACTCCTCAAATGCCACCACCCCCACATTCACCGCGTCACGGAGGGCACGGGCTTTGGCACGAGTCTCAGCCATCCTCAAAAGGCAAGTCTGCATCGTAGGCTTCACGTTAGCGGGGTTCGCATCGCCAATCCCTGTAAACACCAGTTCGCGCCCCTCTTTCTCAAGCGTCACCGTCGCGAAACATATCGCGGTATGACTATTGTCCGCAGTCGGCAACTGCAACAGCTCCGTGCGAATAGATTTCAGCCCGTTCTGGTGGGCAAGATCGAGCAGTCCTGCAAACAAAACCGCCTTCTTGCCGCCCTTCATGTCTAGCAAAAACTCTTTTCTCATAGCCCTAGCTCCTCCACTTCGTAGCCCTCTAATCGTAGTCGCTCCGCCAGTACCGCACGGTGGCACGTCGCATAGCACTCGCACGCGCACAGCAAGACCGCCGCCTTTACCCCACTGCTCTCAAGCTGTTTCAGGCTCTCAAGTCCCGCGTCAAAGTCCGCTATCAAAATATCCGCGTCGCGGTTGTAGTGCTTATTGCCCCACGCTTTGTAGTACAGATACCGAACCGCGTACTCTCTGCACTTCCGCATCAGCTCCCCCTGTGCCCACGCAGGGTTTCCCCCTGTCGCACAGAACCGAACGTCTATCAGAGTCGCCCCCAACTCCTGCAATTTCAGCAGGAGAGCATTAGGCTTGTATTTCTTGTATCCGAAGGTGTAGATTTTCATTAGGGGTAGTCACTGTCGAAATCTGCCGTGATTTCGCTTTCCGTTCGCTTGCGCGGGGTCTTCACATCGCCCCTATCTGCCGTCAAGGGGTAGGTTGCACGGAGGTGCAGAACGTGCTTGCAGGTCTCGCGCCGTATCCTGCTCTGAGGGCAGGTACAGGAGCCTTCACGGTTCGCGGTGTAAATCGTGCAACCGCCGCCAAGATGCGCGGGGAAAACATGAACCACCAGAAACGCGCCGGGGTTATCAGGCAGAGGCTCCGAACGAAACTCCCCGGACCGGTGCAAGCTACGTCGTAGGTTCAGGTCGCCCGTCAACCTGCCAGCGTCGGCGGAGAGCGTCACGCGGTAACGCACGTAGTAGGTGTTGGGGCTGTGGTGGTCGCGCTTCAGTTCCGCGCTCTCGATGTCGGGGTTCGCGTTCAGTATGCGCTGTAGTGCCAAAGCCGACTCGTAGGAGAGAAGCACGCTCTTCTCAAACGTCTCGCCAGTGCGGGTCGTGGTCAGTCTCCCCTCCGTCACAACCCCGCCATTCCGCTTTTTGCCGTAAGCCGCGCTAGAGGGCTTGTTTTGGGTTTCAAACTGTGCTATACTCATTGTGTTCATGGTTTTGGATAACCTTTCTGTTTGGTGTGCCGCTCTCTGTGCTTCCAACACAGGGGGCGGTTTTAATTTGTCTCTCAACTTCCTCTTGCAGTATCGCCATCGCGGACTGAAACCGTCTTCCCGCCTCGGTCGGCGCGTCTATCACGTACTCACGCTGATACCGCGAAAGAACATCTAACCCCAGTACGCTCTCGCGCCCATGAAGGCGATGAGGTGTATCGCCCAACTCAGTTTCAGTAGTCGTTTCATTCAATCTCGCTCTCCTTTCTGTTTTCGTTACCGTCTACCCGTCGCGCCCTGCGTTCGATAGGTTCCGTTCGCCCACCGCGTGGGTCTGTGGTTCGCCGCTATCCGAGCTTCCTCCAAGACCGCCAGAATACGTGCGTGGGTCTCGTTCAGCTTCTCCGCAACCTCCTCCGTCACAAAAACGAAGTCCAAATAAGAAGTCGCATCGAGGTTCCCCATCTTGCCAGCCTCATTAAAGAGCCGATAACCGTAGGCGGGTACGTGCTTCAATGTCACAGCCACATCCACCGCGTCATTCACGAACTGAGCCGTCACGCCGCCGCTCGTCTGACCTACCGCTCTCAACATCTCTTTCGTCATCGTAATCATCTGAGGTATCTCCCTTCAAGTTCTATACCTCCATTATAAGTCATTTGACTTATAATGTCAAGTCTTTTGACTTAGTTTTCTGCAAATTTTTTTGAAGGGGGAGCATCGAGCGATTGAGGGGATACGCCAAAGAATTCTGCTAGCGTAAAAAGCATTTTTCGCGGTATAGGTCGGCGACCTGTTTCCCAATCATAGACCTGCTGAGAGGGTACACCATACTTATCAGCAAAATCCTGTCTTGAGATTCCCTTTCCCTCTCTCAAGAACATTAAACTGTTTGGCATAGCGTCAGCCCGCAGGGTGCGGCGATTGTCTTTTTTAGGTGTGGTTAGAGTTCTCATACCTATCATTGTATCATGTCTTAATAAATTAAGCAAGTCATTTGACTTAAAAAATACATATTGCAGATTGTGAAACCTGTGTTGTACAATATAAGTCAATAGGCTTATAATGAGTATACTAATGATGGCAACTTTTGGGGAATATGTTAGAGAAGTTCGCGAGGCGAAGGGTTGGAGTATTACCCGATGCGCGGGCATTGCAAGTATGTCGCCTCAGCAATGGGGAAACTACGAAAATGACCGCTCGCGTCGAAGCGATGGGAAACCTTCGCGCCCCAGTTATGAGACGTGTGAGCGTATAGCCAAAGCGCTAGGGGAGCCTGCTTCCGTCGTTGTTCGCGCCGCAGGATTCGCGCCCACCGAACTGACCTACGAGGAAACGCTAGACGACCTCCCGCCCGAACTACAGCGCGTCTGGGGGCTACATGGCAAGGTGGCGAAGGCTCTCGCGCCGGGTCGTGAACGAGATGCCTACATCAAGCGGCTGGAGGCGGAAGCCGAGTTCGAGATAGCGCGTATCGAAGAACGGTTGCAGAGGGAAGAAGAGGCGAGGAAGAAGGAATGAGCGAAGAGACAAAACTGACTCCAGCCTGCGAGACAATGTTGCTCTGCGATTTAGCGGTTCGCTCTGACAAAGGTATTATTTCCCTCATCAATGTCATTGATGGGGTTATAAGTGCTGAATACCCTGTCGTATACCCCAAGATATGTCTATTTGTGCGAATAGATAATGTTTACGAAAACGATGTAGTTCAAATATCTATTACTCCTCCTGATATTGCCCGCGAGGTTCTTTCTGAAAAAACCCTCGATGACCTCAAAGGAGTCGGCAAACATCAATCGGTACTGGTGATAGAACCTTTCTACTTACCAAGCGCTGGCGACTACATATTATTTCTTTCCGTCAATGGCATTGATATTGGTTCGCGCACCCTATCAGCTGTTTTAGTGCCGGAAGGTGAGGCAGAATAATGGCTATTACTACCGACTCTATGCGTGCAAAAATCCATGTGAAGCCCAGAGAAGGACGCATCCAGATAATTACCTCTCTGTCTCCGCAATATAAAAAAACCGTTGCGTATCCTAATAAAAGTAGTGCCCGAACCTCCCCCAATCCGTATAAGGACCATACAAAGTCGTTACGGGAAGGGGAAATAGAGATGACTGCACGGAAAAGCACAAAAGAATTAGGGCTTATGCTGGAAGATTTAGCATTATTGCGATCGGAAGAACCTTCATTGTCGCAATGGCTTGATAAGGCGAAGGTGCTTCTAATAAAAACATATTCAGTATTGAAATTTTCGCTTCCGTATGGTAGCCCCGGCATAATGGAAGATGGAGCCGTACGGATTGATTGGCGGCACAAAGATAAGGATGTCAGTCTCGTTTTACAAGGAGATTCGGCAGTCCCGTCCTATATCCACATATATATGGCAACCACACACTCTAGTAGTATTGTGGACAATATTAGCGTGTTCAATTTGTCGCATAAATTGGAGTGGCTCTTGCAATGACGCACCTGCCTGCCCATTTTCAGGGAACCGTTTTCAGGGCTTTGCGGTCAGGGGCTTGGCGCAATACACAATCAGGCGAAATTAAACCAGATGCCTTTTTCCGAAGAGAGGCGACAGAAGCAAAACCGGAGACAGAAGTAGGTATTTCAGTAATGCTGGGCGTTATTCAGGATTGTGATGCCGCCAAAGCGCGAGCGAGGGCACAACCACTAGATATTAAGGGATGCGCCTACCTGCAATCTCTCGAAATAGTTTCTGCGTTTGGGTTGGAGGTAATTCAAGACCGAACTGACCACGGAAACATTATGGGGACTCCCCTTCGCTCTGAAAACAAGCAATTGGCAGAAGATATTGCAAAGTTCCTTTCCCGTATCGCTTCGAATTGCGACCAGCTCTTAGTACCCCGCCCCGCTCCTCCCCTGACGGAATAGCGAAAACCAACCAGATAGGAATCCCAATGAAGTCTGACCTGTCTTTGTGTTACGATACGCTGCTTTCCGATATGCCCCCAGCTCGCAATTTCGCCGAGTTGCGCGGTCTCGCCCTCCGATTCAATGTCAAGTGCCTCCCAGACTCGACCCTCAGTGCCGCCCAGTGGAACGGAGAGGCTATCACGTATGCAACGCGCCTGAACATCTTTGAACTCATGGAGAGCATCCCCCACGAGGTCGTACACGCACTGGCGGACGGAGATTGGTACTCCTATCTGAATCACGAAATCGAAGGCTGGCGCTACGATAGAGAGGCGTTCATCGAGCGACTAGCACAACGGGTTGGGGAGCAATACCGACTTTTTTATACCAACGAGTGCCAGCAGGGAGGGATTGCATGAACAAAACGCCCTCGACAAGAGAGCAACTGATGGTCTTCGCCGCCTTCGTGCTAGCACTATTCTTCTTGTTCCCCTCAATCTCGGCGATGTTTTCGACGAACAAGAACGCCTCCACCTCATCACCCGTAGCCTCAAGTTCACCACCTTCTGCCTCAACGTCGTTTGCCATTCCCCACATTGGCGATGTGACAAAACTGCACGGCGACAATGGTAAATCCCTAGTCAGTGCCTCCCGCGAGGCAATGGAAAAAGGCGTACAATGCGCTCTGGCTAACGACGCTGTAGGCGAAAAAGAGCTACTAGACTCCCAACAGCAGTTTTTTGTCCCCAATGAGACTTCTGTTCTTATTTTGGAATATGCTGGGTATGGAGGTGTGAAATTTAGGTTTGCGACCGGAGAGCGCAAGGGAGATATTGGTTTTTGCGACAGGGCGGAACTCGAAAGGAACTAACCCATGAAATACCGCGCTATCACCATCTGCCTCGCCCTAACTCTCACGCCCACACTGGCGCACAAGCATAAACACGCTGCTACCTGCTACGGCGATACCCCTTGCAACGCCTGCAAGAACTGCAAGTATTGTAAGAACTGCGCTAAAAACGGAGGAACCTGCGGGGTATGTAAGCCTAAGCCATCGCCAAAGCCCCACAAGCGTTAGCCCATGCCCCAAGACCCCGCCATAATTGCTTACCTACGCCTCTCTCGCGATGAAGAGAAAGAGCGGGGTGTGAGCATGGAAGACAAGATAGCCCTACGCCGCGACATCCTCCTCACCATCGCGAAGCACCACAACATTGACCTCGCGCCCTCTCAGGTCGTAGTCGAACTCGCCAGCGGCGGGAGCCTGAACGAACGCCCCGAAATCCTCGCCCTGCTGGAACGTTGCCGGCGCAAGGAGGTGCATACCGTCATCGCCTTCGATGTTGACCGCCTGACACGTGACGTAGCCGACCTTAAAACCATCTCCAACGCCTTTTTTAAGGGCGAAGTGCGCCTCATCACCCAACGCGGAACCTACCACTTCAACGAGCATTTCGACACCACCCTCCTGCAAATCCTTGCCGTTCTGGGCGAAAAAGAGCGCCGATCCTTCTCGTATCGCCGTAAAGCCGCCAACGAGCAACGCGCCCGCTCTGGCAAGCTTTCGCAGGGGTACGCGCCTTATGGCTACAGGTGGGATAAGGAATTGGCGTGTTATGTCACCCACCCCGCCGAATACCCTATCGTGGAGGAGATATTCCAGCGTATCCGGCGCGTCGGGTGCTACAGCGTCGCGCAGGAGTTGAGCGAGAGAGGCATTACCCCGCCCGGAGAAGGTAAGGCTGCCCACGCCTCTTCCAAGTGGCTTAAAGGCTCTATCGGAAACATCATTCGCAACCCCTTCTATACAGGCTACCTTGTCAAAACCAAAAGCGTAGACCGTGAAGGCAACAGCGTCCAACAGCCCTCCGCACGCTGGATATGGAGCGAGGAGCCGCTTGTCACGCGAGTCGAGGGCGAGACCGTCCCCCTGCCCCACCCAATCACTGTCGAGGAGTGGGAGGCACTGCAAGAGGCTGTGCACGAACGCAGGAAAGCCCCGCCCACAAAAGGGCTACTCACAGGGCTTCTCTACTGTGTCAAAGGCGGCAAGATGCACCGCCACTACAAATTTTACAGCTGCGGATGCGCCGAAACAGGGGAGCCGCATCGTCTGCATACCGTCATGCGTCATTTAGTCGAGCCTGCGGTCTGGCGAGGCGTAGCGGCGTTTATGGAGAGTTTGCCAACTCAATCCCTCAAGCCGCCTAAGAAGCGCGTTCAGGACGATTCAGCAAAGGCAGTGATGGAGAAGCGGACTGCGGAGCGAGAGTTGAGAGAAAAGCGAAGCACACTGGAGGAGCTAGTGGGGAGAGCTTCGTTCTACCTGCAACTCCCGCACTACGGAACACGTGACAAAAATGGCAAGAGCCTCTATGACAAAACGCTTGAGACGCTTGGAGTCGACATTCAGAAACTACAGGCGAAAATCGAAACGCTCTCCGCAAAATTGGAACGCCCCGAAATCCGCCTCTCTGCCCCTCTCTTGCGTCAAATCGAAACACTTGGGGGCATGGAGGCATTTATAGCCTCCGCTTCTGTAGAAGCCCAGCACGACCTTCTGCGACTGCTTGTCAAGCGAATTAGCATACCCTCTCCCGACAGCGACCGCCAGCAAATACAGTGGCTCGATGTGGTATTTTACGCCCCCGAAGGCGAGCGCACGGAGCGTGTGGAAATCGCGCATTCGAGATTAGGTAAGCCTCGCGGGACCTACAAGCACAAAGATTAACACTTACTTTTTGGATAGACGTTCGGGAAAGACTGTACAGAAGGTAAGTATTAAATCCCATTCTTACATCATATTACACCACATACTTCCTGCCGTATTTTGAAATCTATACCCCCTCCCCCTCGTCCCCATCCTCCCCGTCGTGGGCGTAGTTGGGCGCGGTCAGCCCCGCCAGTGCGTAACGGTTGGGGTTCGCCACCTCCTCTGCCATCCGTATCGCCGCCTGATAGTCCGCTATTTTCGTACAGACCCCCGCCGCCAACTCCTTCGCCCCCTGCGAGTCGCCCGCGTTCAGTCCGCCGATAACCGCCCACATATCCCGCTTGATGCTGTTTAGCAGGTTGTTCATCTCGCTATTCATTGCCCCCTACCGCCTTTCTAGGCTTTCCGCCTGTTTTGCCTACGCCCGCCGTTCGTGTCTTGTAATCCTCAAGCGCAGGGCGCGGGATAAGCCGTTTTCCGTATTTTTCAGTGTGCTTCAAACGCCCCTCTCGCATGGCGTTATAGAGCGCGTTAGGCGTGACATCCGCCTCCTTTGCCGCCTCTGGAACCGTTAAGTACTCCATATTCGTTACCTCCAAATTCATTGTACCATACATTACAAAAAATAATGTAAAATACTTGAAAAACTTCCCTTCATACCTTCCTATTTGTAATGTTTCAGGGTAGTATATAAGTAACAAACCAACAAGGAGTTCCTAATGAAAAACCTATCCGAAATCATCCCTACCAACGCAACCGAAGCCCTTAGACTAGCCCGAACCAATGAGAAAGCGAAAGCGATACTCACCGAAGGGTACACCTTCGAGTTGCACCCTGAAATAAAGGTTGTCACGGTCTGCAAGCCCAATCAGCCCTACGCCACATACTTCATAAATCTGAGCGACACGGACGCTGTTTTCTCGGAAGGCTGCTCTTGCCCCGACTACCAGAACAGAGGAGAGTACTGCAAGCACATTCTCGCTTATGAGACGCTCAAAGCGGAGGAGAGGGCGGAAGAGAAGAGGTTAGTCCAACGAGAAGACGAACTCGAAGCGGAATCTTGCGAAATGAGCCTAGAGAGTTACCTGAGATGGAAAGAACTTTCAGAAGAGCCGTTCGTAAGATAGGCAACAAAAAGGGGATAGGGGAGTCGTTACCTCCTCTATCCCCTCACCCCCGAAGGAGTATCAAGCAATGCCTACATTAACCAAACCTGAGCCGAATTCCTGCTTTTACGTAGAGTGTAAAACTACCTACGCCAGCGACGGAGAGACCCTGACCGCCAACTACGCGCCCTTCGCAAACCCTGAGCAAGCCGTCAAATGGATAGCCTTCCGCGAAAGCCTTTACACCGCGCCCGGCATCTGCCACGAATACAGAGTCTGCAAAGCCGAAAACGTCAACACGATACAGAACATCGTAACCGTGAATCCAGCCTACACCCTATCCTGCGCCGCCTTTACGCGCAAAATGAACGAATAGAGAGGAAAACGACAATGGAACTGCTACCCAAAGAGATTCGCGAACAACTACCGCCGATGCACGCCACCGAGAAACTACCGCGAGGCGAGAAGAAGGCTATCTGCAAATTCTTCACCCCCGACGCGGGCTGGACATGGTACGCGCTGGAATTCGACCCCGAAGAGAATACTTTCTTCGGCATCGTAGACGGATTAGAAGTAGAGTGGGGCTATTTCTCGCTTGAGGACTTAAAGAGCGTGAGGGGGCGGCTGGGGCTTCCTGTAGAGCGCGACCTGTGGTTCAAGCCGACTCCAGTAGGGGAGTTAGGGCGTAGTCTCAGGGGGCTGGTGTTATGAGGGTTATCAACATGACGGCGGAAGAGTTGAACGGGTTCATTTCGGTTCTGGCGCTGGAGTCCCTTGCGAAGTGGTTTCCGCCTACGACAAACATATTCCTTGCAACATCCGCGCCGCCAACGGAGGAAAGTGAGGGCTGGATTCCGGTAGAGAATAGCGCCGAACTCATCGAAAAAGCGAACCGCCGAAGCCACATAGATTCAGATGGTAGCGTCTGGCTAAATTGGGCGGAATTTGGAGGCGCTACTCCCTATTGCTGGATTCGATACTAACCCTCGTAAGCGAAAGCCCCCTGCCAGTTCGGAGGGGGCTTGTTTTCGTGAATCCTGATTTTCTACAATTCGACGATTCACGAAATGACATTAGCACATCTGTATCTCGCCATTCGTTACGTAGAAATGCGCCCCGCAACCTGCGCCAGTTAGATGCACAGAGCGCGATTTCTGCCGAGCCGAGTCGCCTTCGAGCGTCAGGTCGTGAATCCCCGTTCCGTGCATCTCCCACCTGCCAGGTCCCGGCGATACGCCGAGCGGAACTTTCGGAGACCAGCAACAAATGTAATGCGTCCCCGCAAGTCCGCCATTCTTCGCAAAACAGGCGGGGCACGCGAACCAAACGCCTTCCGCTTCGCTGAAATCTTCCGTATAGCGAAAATTGGAGAGGGTAGGGTGGTCTAATTCCCCTGTTCGCACAATCAAGTGCGCTTTCAACTCGGATAGTTTCACGCTTTCACCTCCAATATGTCCATAAAACGCGCCAAAATAGACACGTTTTGCCGATATGTCTACGCGGTAGGCATGACCCAGAGCCGCACGCTCTACCTCTTGATTCTCGTTCATATCTTCTCCTTATCTAGTAGGGACTCCCGAATAGTAGAATCCAGTCGCCAACGTTCGCCAGCGTCTTACTTCTTCAACGTGGTCTGTACGTCCAGAGAGTCAATCCGTAACCACTGCAATTCAGAATGTAGTACCGTTACTGTTTCATCTTTGCAGTTCGCTAGTATTGGTATCCAAAATTTATGTTCTGCCACCCCTCGCGCCTTATCGTAAGCATCCCTGAGCAGAGTGAACGATTCTTCGTGCATCGCCGTAGTGCCGCGCAAAGGAGCCATCTTAGCCTCAATTTTCGACATAGTATTTTCAGCCCGCTCTATTCGCGCCTGTATCAATCTCAACAAATCAGATGTTTTGAAAGTTGCCTCTACCGTAGAAAGTGCCATTATATCTCCTATCCTGTAAGTTGTTGAAACATCAGTGATCGGCTACTCGTTGCTGTACGAGTAATCCAGCCAGCAGACTCCATGCCCGCAACCACGTTTTTTGCGATTACTGCGTTCCCAAGAATCCCCTGATGATTGTCTGCCCCACCACTAGCACCTGGAAAGTAGGAAAAAGCAGTTATAGGCACTCCGTCCGTTACCATCAATGCGGCAGGTGTATAGGTGTCAACGTATATGATATTATTTCCACCAGTCGTATACGGCGCACCCAGTGCTATGAGGTCAGTCACCGCCGCTTGTTGCCTCGCTCTAACCGCCTGTAGTCCAGCGTTGGGTCCACCTGACTCCGATTGGTAGATATAGATGCCCACCACGAAAAAGTATTTCACTTTTGGAGTGAACGCTACGCTTGCGGCGACCAGCCTCTCCTCGCTATACGTCCTGCACCATCCTAAGATACCGCTATACCCATTTACGCAAACCCAAACCTCGTTAGTCTGTGCGCCACTGGCAAGGACGCACCTGTTACCGTCGCCCGCGCTTGTGGATATAGACGCGCCTAAGATGTTATGCGATATGCCGTCGCCATACGTGGCATTGTTATCATTCCTAACTAGAAACTTCGCGCCTACAGGCATATTGGCAGGTAACAGGCTAGGGTTGTCAACGATGCCATTAACCCATAATCCCGTGTAATATCCGCTGTAACACCCGTTTCTTATTGCCCTTATGCTTGTCTTTATATTCTCAGTAGTTTTGGTAGAGACGAGAGAAGCAGAGTTGGGGAGGTAGTTCGCCGTGTCGTTAGTGCCTATCGAAAACCCGCAAATCTTAGGGACTCGCGCCACCTGATTGCCGAATATCTCTCCCGTCATGCGTAAACACCTATTGAGAGTACCCGGCGTAGAGCCAGTCGCTTGAGGGAAGGCTAGCGAAGCGCCGCTATTAGATGCTTCGCTACAGTCACCGCTGAGGCAGTAGTTTACTGCGTCTACAGAGAGGTTGTACCCCCCTTGCGCTACAGGGGCGCGGAGGTACTCTGCTATGAGGTTCACAAATCCATACCCTTCCGGTATGAATTTCGCCTCACCTGACGAATCCCCCGTCACTGCAATATCATCAATACCACGTATCGCTAAACTTACTGACATTTGGCTATATCCCCGCTATGTAATCTGCATATAGGTCGATAGAGGAAGCCGCGCCCGCCTGCGCCCTAATTGACGTGAACGAACGCGGCGCACCTGCGGCAAGTAAATCTATAGACGCACCTGCCGCGAGTGCCACAACCCCCATCTCAGTGTTGCTACCGTCCAGTTGTGCCACTATAGATGTCGCAGTTGTCGCGTGTTTGTTGTATGCCCGCAGTCGCGATATACGCAGCGGTGTGGTTCCATTGGAGAAAGAGGAGAGTGTTGTCATTGACGTTGAGACACTACTATACCGTACAGTGAAAGTCGAACTCTCTTTTGCCATACTATCCCAAGAGTCGGAGGGAAGGAGTACCCCGTAAATGCCCACACGTTGATTAGAGCCAGCACCTGTCGCCTCATCGCCTACCCACGCAGGGTCGCCGCTCACAGTGAACCGCGCATAGTGCATACCGCTCCCTAGCCCGTGAATTACCCACCGTGCTTGTGTACGGTTATTACCAGAGCGATAGATATATGATGCCGGCGTAATGTTTCCGTTACCTTCAATCGAGGCAAATGAGGGAGTAATACGATAAGATCGTCCGTCTATACGCGCCCCGAATGGTTGATAATACGCGGCAGTGGTACTGGTTTTCGAGCCTGTATCAATATCGTATACCAGCCCTATAGAATCGCCCTCGAATGGGAAGCCAAACCACTGAGGCGTACCGGGATACCCGCAGTCTAGTTGCCATCTCATAGCGAAATCCGTATTTTGTGCCGTTGCAGTGGTACTACCCTGATAGTTGAAAGCGTTGTTAGTACTGTTGACGGTATAGACGCTGCGCCCATATGGGAAGCCTAGTTTCATAGAGGACATGACGCGGGCTATAGTGTTTCGATTGTACCAGTCCGATGCCTCCGTAGCAGGAGGAGCAAGAGCGTTGAGAGAGTTACCAATCAGAAAATCAGACATTCTGCACCCCCTGTGCTGAAAACGCGAGTGTCCCATTTTGCGAGTAGACGCTTATTGCCTTGTTCTGCCCTAGCGTCAACGCTATTTTTAACAGATATGTGCAGTTCGGGTCTACAGGTATAAGATACGCTTTATACTGTTGCGTCGTTGGATTCCCAGCACTATGCGTCACCGTCGCTATGCTGAAATAATCAGTGCTACACCCCTCATTGCAGACAGTCAAAAGCGATGTGACGGCGTAGTTACCCGCCACGTCGGGGACTGTGTATACCTCCGTCCATGTTGACGCGGCAGGGTAGGATGTTCCTAGTTCTCCAGGTGTCTCTGTAGCCATTTATAAAAACTTTCTACTCCATAGATTATTGACTGTGATGTTCTGACCAGACTCTGCTAATGCCGTACCAATGCCGCTCACAAGCACTACCGCCCCCGTCAACGCCGTATTCGAGTCCGACTGAAAACTCGTCACCCCCGCACTGGAAGGGTACGAACCTCCACCGCCACCGCCCCCTGTGCCCCCTGCGCTGACCTGCCCCGAAGCCACCGCGTTCTTTACTGCCTGATTCGCGACCTTCCGCAAGAGCTGCGCCATGTCGGGACGTTGGTTATTCAGGTCTACTGAAATATCGAACGAATCCCCTATCCGATAGCGAACACGCGACGGAAACAGTGCAGGCGGGGCGGAAGGCAAATTCACCACGCGCAGGGTTCCGGTCAGCCCCACATTCTTCACCGCGCCCTTTATCTCTAGTTTCCCCTGCACCGCAGGAACCGCGAACGCTGCCAGATAGGGAACCACGAACGTATCCAGTAATGTGCTGTTGGTAATGAGGTCTACCGACTCTGCCTTCTCCCTCAGCCCGTAGCTCGCTATAGATGCCGACTGTGCCGTCCCTATCTGCCCTACTGTGTAGTCCGTCACCGAACGTACTGCCTCGTAGTTACTGCCCTTGTAGAAGTCGCCCAGAGGGGGAGCCGCCCCTACCGTTATCATCACCGCATCCACATACACAGGGTTGCTACTGCTGTCATAAATCCGAATGAACGGCTGTATCGTGTTGGTAGTGGTTCCCGTCGTGGAGCTGAAGGTGTGGCGGCTGCCTGTCACCCCTACAACAACCTCTGCCACGCTCATGCCCTGCGTTGAGGTCAGCACCCCGTCCGCATACTCACGCCAACCTAGTACAATCGTGCCCGCGACCCCATACGCCCACAACGAGAAGTAGTGCGTCTTGCCCGGCGCAACACTCACATTCGATTCCGCTCGCGTCACCAGCTCTACATACCCCGCACCTGCCGCACTAGGTATCACCTCTACACTCTGCAAGCCGTCTTTCGCCCACCCCGTGGATGCCCAGTCGAGAGTCGCGAATGTCTTGTCGCTGTTCGTGCCGATCGTCCAGTCAGCCGCCTGCGGCGTGGAGAGCGTCACTACCGCGTCATCGTAGATAATCCCGTGCGCTGTGCCGCCTGCACTCATCATCTCAAACACGAATACTGCCTGTGTGCAGGTAGGCTGTGTCAACGTGAAGGTGTAGCTGAACTGCTCATACGTCGAAGTCGCAGGAGTGAGGTTCCCAGAGACCTGAGTCGCCAGCACTGTGCCCACCGAGTCCAGTTCTTGCACCCTGAACCGAAAATTCTCCGTGTCGCCGTTGGTGTTCTGTCGCGCCCATATCGAGACGTTTATAGGCTGTGCGTACCCCACCTGTACCGTCTGGTAGAATATCGCGGTCGCGTTCGTCATCTCAATATAGCAGTTGCCTGTTCGAGAGAGGTTCGCCCCCGGGTTATCGTCTGGAAACTGCCGCCGCACCGCGGAGTTGTCCCGGTTCCAGTACGCCGCGTTCTGCCGACTGCTCGAAGGGGTTTGCGTCTCGAAGCTACCGTTCAAGAGGAGATTCGCGTCCGCACTGGTCACGCTCACGCAGTTCTCAAAAGAGGCGTTTGGCGCGAGGTTGGGCAGGTCTGCCGTCCCCCCTGTAAAGTACCCCTTGTTCACCACCTGAGTCACGTCGCGAGGGTAGGTCAGTGCCGTCACGTCCTTACCCACAATATAGGTATCCTGCACCGTAGCAGAGCGAGGGCGTAGATATATCTGGTTCACACCACCGCTAGTCACGTCAAAGCCCCAAATCATAGTAAGCGGTGCGGACTCTACCAGCTGATTAAACGCCTGCGAAGCCGTCTTGCCTGTCGCACAAAACTCAAGCAACTTAATATTGAGTGCAGAGATGCCCGTCACGTCCACCACCAGCCCCGCAATGTTGGGCGCAACCCAGTCGGTCACTATCGCTTGAAAAATCGTGCCAACGTCGGTATAATCCGCATAGCAGTAGCACTTCCGCACAAGGTAGCCGTTCGCCCTCTCCATCATCCCAAACAGCGAGAGCGTCCACGTCTCAGGGTCAGCCAGCGTCTGCTCTGGGCGCATAACGTAGCCCCTGTACGTGACTGTCGTAGCGTCAAAGCACCGTATGTCAACGTACTCCGTGCCATCGAGCGAGAGGTCATCCCAAGCGCACTGCACTGTGATACTGCCGTTCTGAAAGCCTCCCTGCTCTGCCAACTCGAAGTCAACAGAGGTTATCCAGTCAGGATTAAACGCCTTCCGAACCCCCGCGCTGGTGTACATCCTTACGTCGTAATCCATCAGTACCACCTATCCTGTGCCGAAACACTCAGATTGGTTATCGTCGCCGTGGTGTAAGCAACCGTCACGGTGTTGGCTCCGTTCGCGAGGCTCCAGAAGAGACCGTCAAACAGTGCCGTTTTGTCCACCCCGCTTATCGTCACAGTTTTGTTCAGGCAGTCCACGATAATCACGTCCCCGCCTGTACAAGCCCCCGCCAGCGTGAACGCCTTCCCTGTCGTGGAGTTGGTTATCGTCGCCGCCAGCGTCTTCGCCCCGCTTCCCCCCACCGTCAAGCTAATCACAGGGATCGCGTCTGCCGTCCCTCCTGCAGTCACAGAGAGCGTCTGCCCACTCGCGCTAATGCTTCGCGCCGTGACGGTAGGCGTGACCGCGTACTGATACGAGTCGCCCGCAACGAACGTAAGCCGCACTTTCTGTATCTTGAGGAATGTCCCTACCTCGTTGGCAAACTCGGCATGGGTCATTTGAGCATTTCGATAGTACCTATCGTCGAAAAAGTAGAGGTTCTGCTTCCCCGCAATGCCAGCCCGAAACGCGTCTATAAGCGTCCTTACCCCTGTCTCTGAGTAGCTCCCTACCCCGTTCGTCAACCCGCCGTCTATCTGCACTACCTTGCCCTTACGATAACCTGTAGAGGCTACGTCACCATCAGAGCGGGGTATCTTCGAGAGCGGCACACTCACGTCAACAGGGTCGCTCACGGGCGCGAAGGTGGTTGGGAATGTGTACGAGCCGAACTTGAGTGCGTAAGCCATTAGTAACCCCCTCCTACGGTTCGGTTGAGTTCGCTCTGCACCTGCCACGCCAACGAGCGCCCGAACTCCTGAACATCTATCGCAGTATGGAAATGGTTGTCGCCGTGCAGGTTGATGCTCACACTTCGCGAGCCGACACCGACGCCACCCCCTGCGGGTACTACCGCCCTCATCTGGTTGTCAAACTGAGCAGTGCCCCTGCTAAAATGCTTCGCGAAGTCGAAGCCCCACCCTTGCGCCATCCTGTCGTTAGAGGCATTATCGAACCCGCCGCCGAACAGGCTAGAGATTGGCGATAGGAAGTCACCCAACAACCCGCCGCCGCCGAATACGTCTCCTGCCCCACCGCCCTTCTTCTTTTTCTTCTTAAAAGCGGAGGTAATAGCGTTCTCAAGCACGTTAGAGAGCAGGTCGGTGAGCGTGTGTGCAAGAATATCCCCAAATCCGCCCTTCATGCCTTTGTGAAGTGCCTTCTGCAACGAACCCAACGCCCCGCCGCTCAGGTCTTCCATAGCGCGTTTCATATACTTATCACCCTGCGAAATCCCCTCTGCAATCTCTTTTGCCCCCTCTTTGCCGCCTTTTCTGCCCTTGCTTCCAAAGATGCTCTCCATCGCGTCCGTGTAGTGTTGGCGCAGTTCGAGGTTCTTATCCCTGAAAGCAGGGTTCTGCTCGCTGGTCTCTTTGCCGCCAAACCCAAACGTCCGCTCTGCCAGCACTCTCTGCTCCAAAAACTTGATATACTGCGCGTTCGTCATCTCACCCATGCGCCGCCGATACTCCATAATCTCATCTTGGGCGCGTTTCTGCTCCTCTACCTCTTTCGCAATCGCTTCCGCTACAGATGCCCCGTACTGCTGAACCGCGTAGGCGTTCGCCATGCCGCCAGAGAGTGCCGCCCAACCCTTTTCCTTTGAGTCGTCTTTCACGCCTTCAGGGACTTTTGTCTGCTCTTTGTAAATCGCGACACTCTTACGCATAGCCTCAAGTGCTTCTGACTCTTGCGCTTTCCAAACCTGGACTTGATACAGGAGAGCTGCCGCCCCACGCCGTGCAGGGGTCTTAGCGTTCGCCATCGTTGCGTCGAAGCCCTGTTGTGCCTTAAATACTGCCAACTCACGCCCCGCCAACAGTAGCTCCTTCCGTGCCGCTATATCGTCACGAGTCAGTCGCGTTTCGTCTTCCGTATCCTTGATAGCGTCTTTTATCTCTCTCGCACGTTCCCGCGCCGCGTCTTTCGCCGCCTTTGCCCCCGCTTTCCCTGCGTTTCTTTCGTAGCCACCTGCGCCCCAAGGGGGTTTAGGTTTCGTATCCGTGAGGTGTCCTTTTCGTGCATCGTCTGCCGCCGCGCCTTCAATGTCAAGAGCCGACAGAGCTGCCCCGACCTCCGATTTGCGCTTCTGCAGCTCTGCTAGTTTGGCGGGTATTCCGGCATACTCTTTCAACCCCTGCTCGATGCGTTTACGCTCGGCTTCAAGTGCTGGACGGTTCCTTTTTGCGTTGGGCGCACCTTCCCACGCCGCCTTATTGCCTGACTCTATCGCGTCTATCATACTCGCTCGCTCGCTCACCATAAGCCCGATGCCTGCGACAGCCGTTCCGACTCCCGTCGCCGCCAATCCTGCCGCGCCTGATCCTCCCAGCGTAGCTAGTCCCGTCTTGAGTTTCGCAAGCCAGCCTACTAGGCTAGATATAACACCAATGCTTAACCCCACCTCTGCCGCAAGCGTTGCTATTCCTGTCTGCGCGTCTCTTGCCGCTTTCGGTTGCTTATTCCACTCCTCGAGCCATTCACGAAACCCTTTCATCGCTTGATTCACTGTCGGGAGAAGCCCGTCGCCTATCGCGATTTTGGTAAGGTCTACCTCTTTTTTTAGGAGTTCAAACTGCGAGACTGAACCTTTATTCTGTCGAGTGAGTGTTTCCGTTGTCTGCCCTACGCCCTCACTCGCCTTTTTCATGCTGCCTAAAAGTTCGTTGTAACCCTTCAATCCATCCGAGAGCAGAGAGAACTCGCCCTTTGCGCCGCGTATTTCAGGTATCAGGTGCGCCAACTGGTCACGGTTCCCGTGCGTTTTCTCCATTACCTCTTTGAGCCAGCCGCCCAACCCCTTGCCCTCAAGTGCCGCCGCCCCAAAACTGATACCTAGAGAGGTCATCAGTTTCTCGGCTTCCTTGCCAGGCTTCCAAATATGCGTCAGCATCTGGTTCAGAGAGGTAACAGACTCGTCGGCGTTGATACCGTTACGTGTCATCTGCGCCATCGCCGCCGCGACCTCCTGAATAGAAACGCCTACGACCTTCGCAGTGGGTAGGACATTGCCTATCGAGTTCGCGAGTTCAGGGAAGGAGTTTACACCTAAGTTCACCTCTTGAAAGAGAACATTCATCGCTTCACGGGCGTTGTTCACCCCAGATATTCCAGAGTTCAGCACCGCCAGCAAAACCTTCGTAGAGGTTGCCGTGTCGGTCATGCCCGCGCTTGCGCCCTTCGCGCCCCACTCTAGTATCTCAAGCCCCTCTTTGCCAGATTTACCTGCCGAATACACTTGATACAGCCCCTCCGCCAAATCTTTCGGGGTCTGCCGGATGCTCTTATCCTGTGCGAGTTTCAAGGTTTCGTTTCGGAGAGATGCGAGCTGCTGTTCTGTGAGATGAGCGATAGAGTTCACGTTTCGCATCGCTTGGTCGAAGTCCGCCGCTGTCTTAGTAGCCATGATAAATTCAGCCGCTATAGGCAAACCTACCGCAAACCCTGCACGTGACACCGTACCAGCCGCACCCGGTAGAGAAGACATACGTGCCTTTGCCGCCGTTGCGCGGTCTCGCTCTTCCGACATAGCCGCCGCCTTAGACGCTTCCACCTCTTCCAACATAGCCGCCTTAAACGCCGCAGTATGCCGAGCCATCGTACCATCGTAATCGGATTCCGCTTTGGTGCGTATCGCCTTCTTTTGCGACTCCGCTTTCAGCACGGACTCAACGTGTGCTTTGTTGGCGGTATCCTCTATCGCAATACGCTTTGTTGCTTCTTTCTCCACTTCAGCAGAAGTCTTCTTAGCAACCGCCGCCTTAGACGCTTCTGCTTTGGCGAACTCAGCCGCGCTTTTCTTTACCGAATCCTCTACCTCTTTGTTGGCTTTTGCCCACTGACGTTCGTATTCCCGTGCCGTCTGTTTGGTTTCGGTATCAACCTTCTTAAACGCCGCGTCAAACATGGAAACTACCTGCGCCATCTGGTTAGCCAGTTCTTGCAGTCTGAGTTCTATGCCTACTTGTATGCTGCCGAGTTCGCTCATTATCTACTACTCCACAAGACGGACTGCTTGTATTGGGTCTTTCATTATCACCCGCCACAAGTGCTTAAACTCTTCTACCGTCATGGCAAGTATCCCTTCGCGTCCTAGTCCGGGATACCGCCTATACATCACATCACACACTACTGCCCAATCTACGGGGTCGGAGGGTTTGCGCCTTCCTCACCCTCCGTTACCTTAGCAGAATTTGCCTCTATGATTTCTGAAAGGTCTTCTGCAAGGAAACGCTCATAAATCTGAGCCGCCGTTATGGGTGTTCTCTTGCCCTCTGAATCCTCTATCTCAAGTATCAATTGTACCTTGTCAACGTTGTACAGAAACATAGACTCCATAGTCTGACCACGCGCTAACATATTGTCAAGAATACGTGCTTCCGCGAGCTGTTGTCCTAGAGTCGGCTTCTTGATAACGTAGCACTCACGCCCGTTCTCTGTGTCCCTATAGAGCCTCTTCGCGTCTTTTGAGAACATCTGCTCAAAACTTGCTTTATTTG